CCAACCTTCGTGAGCTCCGAAAAGTTTAGCGCCAACGTAGACTACGTCAGCATCTATCTTCCTTGTCTCCTCGATGAAGTTTGATTGAAGAAGATCATCGGCGTCGAGCGGAATAACATAGTCTGTTGTTGCGATACCTATGCAGAAGTTCCTTGCAGACGGAAGAAGCTTCCGTCCAGAGCATATGGTCTTAATACGTGGATCAAGATTCCCGAGCTCATTTTGTAGAGCCCAGGAATCCTTATCCATAAGGAGAATGATAATTTGTTTAGGCAAGCGAGTCTGATTGAGTACGCTGTGAACCGTTTCCTTGAGAAACTTAGACTGCTTATAGCAAGGTATCACAACCGTAACAGAACTATCTACCGGGGTAGATGGAAGCTCATCAGCCTTCGCTATCTTTATTATGCTGTTTCCTTTAATCCTTACCATACGTTGCCTTATTACGTAGCTTAAAGCCTTGCTTCCAGTACGCTGCTTGCTTAGCTAGTTTGTACATCTGCTTATCTGCTAGGATTGTAGAATCTAGCTTAGGTGCTATCGGAATCTGTGTATGCTCAGTAGTCCCTGCGCCTCCGCTATGTCGAACTTCACCGAGAACATTTGCTTCTACTTCGGTAGGGAACTCTATTAGACGGAAGAATGGACGAAGCCAATTGATGGACTCAAGCGCTGAAAGAGGAAGCCCGCGGAGAATAGGGATAATGTTATCGAAGAATTCTATCGCAGCGGATCGAAGTTCCTCTAATTTTACAATCTCGTCTAAATCCTCTAAAATAGGTTCCCCGTTGAGATATCCGAGAGTAGTACCGTGTGAAGCTGAAAGAACATCCTCAAGAAGTTCTACTCCGCCAGTCTGTAGTAGCGTTGGAATGTCAGCAAATAGCTCATCTCCGTGATCGCGAACATACGCAAAGAAGTTATCGTGGAGAGATGTTCTTGAGTAGCTGTGCTGCTGCCATAGGTTGAAGTAGTACCCATCGACTGAAACATCGCCGAGACAGGACATTACCTTCGTAAAGTTCTGCTGAAGAGAACCAAACCAACCAAGATCTACAATAGCGAGCTTCTCGCCTTTGAATTGAGAGAGATACTTTAATGCTTCGTGTTTAGCCTCTTCGGAATTCTTAGTAATCATAGAATAGAGCTGCTGCAAAAGGGTATCGATCCGTAGATCTCCGCCCTCTACAAGATCATCTTCATTAGTAAATCCGCTAGCTTTGATTTCTCCTATAACAGCTGCAGCGTTCGATATACCATATAGCTTTAGCCACTCTCGTACAGGGCGAGGTTCATGACCGGAAATCATTCGAGACAGTTTATGCACATCGATATCGAATAAGGCAGGGAGAGTGATAGATGCTCTTGAGATGTAGACATACTCAATAGGAGGAAGCTTTGTAAAGATTCTTTCGGAAGCTAATTCAGGTGTTCGCAAATGTCGTTCAATAGCTGAATGAAAGAGCGCCCCGTCCCGAGCAAAAAACAGAAGACGGTCGTAATTCTTTTTCTCTATTTTTGAGAAAAGCCAAATAAGAAAGCCAACGACAAGAGGGCCATACGCCTGCATGCCGATTAGCTCGAGAGGGGTTCGATCTGGCTTATCTAGCCACATCTTCATTGTAATACCGTCAATGATACTCTGTGCTACAGATGGGGTGAAGGAAAAAGATAGAGGAGCAGAAAACTCGTAGTGCCACCCAGTCAATCTACAACAATCAGTGCGGCTATTCGCTGCTGCTGACGCCATAAGCTTATCCGATCTCTCATTGTCGCCTATGTGACAGATCTCGCTCATTGGGAACTGATCAAGAACCGCAAAGAAGAGCTCACCGTTCATGTACTTGCTCTTACGGTATTCACAAGATACAAAAATCTTATGAATTGCACCTGTATCATACCCACAGTTATCTAGGAAGTACTTTAGAGTATCGGCAGAGAGGTACATATCCGAAGTTACAACAATCGGTCGGTTAGTTCTCTGAGCATATTCAAATGCCTGCTTGATCTCTGGGTCTGCATAGAGGTTTCGAACCTCCATTTCCAGCTCCATTCGCATAAGATCTCTAGCAACAGAGGTAGGGATGACAAGCATTTCTTGCAGGACGTCGTAGATCTCCTGGAAAGTAACCTCGGTATCCCCTGCTTCTTTTTCCCGCTCATTACGAGCGGTACGCTCGGCTTGGCGACGAGTTGCTGCAAAAGCAGTTCCAAGGTGAGGGTATGTCTTGGTTAAGTCGTGTGTGCGAAGCTGCAATTCTACAAGCTGAAAGATGGTGAGATGATTTCCGCAGATACGATGAACGAGGGTATCGAACATATCGAAGGAAACTACTGCGTTCTTATCGATGAGATCTTGAAGTTCTTTTCGCACGTTTATGATCCTTTTCAATTATGGTCTTAAGTTCATGAACCTGATGCTGTAAGTGATGAAGTTGCTGAAAGACTTGATCGATCGGGAAGTTCATTAACGTACCAATTCCCTCACGCATATATTTGTTTTGGATCGCTTGGCGATAAACCTCTCTCTGGAGTTTTCTATCAATCTCATTGATAGAGTTAGCATCAGGACCAGTAGAGGTTATTCGCTGGTGATAGAATGCAAGGTAATTTGGAATCAAAGCGATATCAAAATGCTGCAAGAAGCGGAGGTTAAAGTCCCAGTCACCATAGACACGGAACATCGGATCGTATTGCCCGATCGTATACGTTGCTTCCAACTCGTACATGAATTGGATAGGAGCAAAGTTTCGATGGTCATCGAGAAGATCCGAGAAGCGGAGTAACCCGATTTCAGGAAGAAGCGGAACGTATGGCTGCAAGTGATCCGTAATAACTACGTTGCCATCTATCCGCTCAAATACCATATTCGCTCGACAGATAATCCCCTTAACTGTTGGTACGAGCTTCTTATATGTTTCAAACTCGCGTACCATAATTGAAAGGAATTCTGGAGACCAGGAATCATCGTCATCATGAATGACCACAAAGTCTGCGTCAGCTTTCTTAGCTGCATCTAGACCGGTATTGGAAGCTGTCTCCATATGCCCATTACTATGAATAGAAATAACAATTGTTCCGCCTGTAAGCGTCTGGTGCTCCAACGGTCCGCCGTCGTTGACAATGATGTGTACGTAATTTTTGTATGTCTGATTAGCTACAGAGGCTATTGCCCTTCGCAAAAGCAAAGGCCGATCTTTAGTGCGAGTTATGATCGCTACTTTCTTAGATCCAGCCATACGACTTCCCAAAGATATTGATTTTGCTGGTCTTCGGAATTGTAACGGTCACCTTAGCTGCTTTAGCGAAACCGAGAAGAAAGAATAGTCCATCTCGCTGCCCGGCGTACCCATCTTCCATATCGACACCAAGAAAAACGATTTCCTTAGCCTCGCTTGCAAGAGCAATACCGGTCATCCATGCAATAGAGCTCGAAAAGACCATCCCATACTTTGATTGTAGAGCATCGATAGAGAAGGTCTCAGCGTTAGGAGCCGCTCCAAGCGGTCTAGGAAGGACCAGTTTTGATCCGAGTCCAGCATAGTCTACTCCCGCCTTCCACTTCTCGACAGGATGAATTTCGAAAACCTTGTCAACGCGATGGCTAGCTAAAACTGGATAAATTGTAGGCACGCACCAAATCTCGTATTCTTTATTTTTCTCGTAATCGCGGATCATCTCGTATCCGCTACCAGCGCCAATTATGACGACCTTCTTAGACATGTGAACCCCTTCTTGATTAGTTAGTTGAAAATAGTATATCCGTGCGAAGCTGGCTGGTATAGGGTACAGTAATTTTTACTCCCTTCGCGCGGGCATATCCGAGTAGATAAAAGAGTCCTGGGCGCTGAATAAGTAATTCAGATTCATGAATCATATTCACACCACATAATACGATCTCAGTAGCACCAAGGTACAGAGCATATGCTATCATCCAAGCAAACGAACTTGTCAATGTTCCAAATTCATCAACAAGCTCCTTTGTAGGCAGCTGGTATGCCTCAACAAAGGGCTCTTGAACGTACTGCATAATGAGCTTACGATCGCGGTAAGCTGAATGCGTATTAGATGTCCACCGCGCCGACTCTTGATGCATATCGAACACAAGAGTAGCAAAGCTAATTGCATTATAGATTCGTGCTACGCACCAAACATTCCAATCTGTATGACGGTAGTGATTAGCGAGGTCTCTACCAGCTGAGCCGCCTACAATGACGAACCTGGTCCCTAGGAGTTTAGGTTCCATACATCCCCTCGAGCTAGCCCGCTGTAACGGTCTATATCAAGTCGATAGCCTAGCGCTTTGAGATATCCTAGAGTGTATAGCATTCCATTTCGCTCGTCTAGCCCTTCGTGTTCGAATTCAAGGTTGACTCCTCTAAACGCAAATTCGTTAACTCCTCTATGAAGAGCATACGCTACCATCCAAGCAAAGGTATTTACAAGTGGGATACCTACAGCCTGTATCTTGTTTATTGGTAGTAGATAGGAGTTGTTTGTCCAACCCGGAACTCGGTGAGGTACGATAAGCTTGGGCTTTGTGTATGTAGTATTAAGCCTATAGATTGTTGCTTTCTTTCGGCGCCAGGCATCCGGAGAGTGAATCTCGAAAACTAAATCAATTCGAGCATCGCTTAATAATGTATACGACTGTGGGATTGCCCACACGTTCCATTCATTTGAGTCTATCAGGGGCCTCGATCGCTCCCAACCTTCTCCTTTTCCTATAATTAACACTCGCGAATTGCGAAGAGGCGGCTCTTGTTCCATACAGATCCTTATCAATACTAATATACGTATGGTCCATACGTATATTAGTAACTAATATACGTATGGCATTTAGTGCCAAGGAGTTAGGGTATGACAATTACCAAGAATGACATCTTGTTAGCCTATGATTGTGCTAACTGGTTTTTCAAAAACCGCCCAGATAACAAAAAGAAGAAGGCAGAAGAGTACTCCTATAGCAAGCATCATTTAGCAATCCCATTCTACACGATGCCATTTGAATTAACAGACCGTAGGTACTTTAATGACTATTCTTCCGGTGCAAACGGATTTACGGCTGTCTACAATGCTGAGATATTTGTAGTGGCGTTTGATTCGTCTGATAATGCTCGGGATTGGAGGTCTAATTTTAAGTATCAGCAAAAGATTATGCCGTATGCCGAGTCTGCAACATCCAAGGTACGGATGCATGGAGCGTACGCTGAGGGTTGGATGAGACTTCGTGACGAGATTCATCGAGCATTTACTCGATCTCGTTGCAAGCAAGTTCTTGTCTGTGGATATTCTATGGGTGGAGGAATGGCTCCAATCTGCGCTCTCGACCTACAGTTCACGTTCCAGCTTGCTGAGGATGCTATCAAATGTATTATTGGAGATGGACCGCGCGTTTTCAATAAGGCAGGAAAAGTATCTTACAATCGTCGAGTACCTAATACAATTAGACTTAAGTGGGGAAATGATATCGTAACAAAGCTTCCTCCGCCGTGGTTTGGATTTTATCATATCGGAAAGGAGCTTCACTTTGGGCCCGCAGCGCACTGGTGGAAGTTCTCTTTCTTAGATCACGATCCTGGCCGAGGTGCGTATAACTCAATTATGTATCGATTGGAAGATGGCCCGGTTGGCCTCGGATGGTTAACAGAGAAGCGCTAATAAAAAGCCCCGCTAACGCGGGGCTTTTCTTATCTAGGAATTATGTCTAAACTTTCGTACAGCTCTCCGTACTCACGCCAAACACCGATACACTTAGAATCGAATTGGCATGCTCTACAAGCAGGTGATTTGATCTTCGAATACGGTTTGTACTCTCCGTAGTCTGTTCTTTCCCAATTGTTATTGATGAAGTCGACTCCGAGTTTATGCACACTTCCATTATCCCCATCATCTACGTTGATGACCTTATCTTGAAATGGATAAAGGTAACAACGAGGAATGTAATGCGTACTAATCTTATCCCCATACTTTTCTAACAGTACAAATAACGACTCCGCTACATCGGTATACCTGGGAACAATATACGTAGAAGCTGCAGCTCCTACCGGATGAGGAAATGTAAATGTCATAGACATTCCGGGTTGGATTGCTTGAAGCATCTCCGCAACATCAAGAAGGTTTCGATAATTGAATTGATTGATTACTGTATTTGTATTAACATAGATTCCCGCATCTACAAGATTTCGAATCCCTGCTAGAGTCTTTTTCCATGACCCTGGTAGTTGTGTAATTGCATCATGAATAAATGAATTTGCAGAATGGACAGGTATGAACGCGGAGTCAAGATATGGCGCAATCTCTTTGAAATACTCTGGATCGCCTAGTAATACCCCATTGGTCTGCACGTTGTTAATACATCCCCGAAGTCTAACGTAGTCGAGAAGTTCAGCGAGCTCCGGTCGAACTGTTGGTTCTCCACCAGTCACTACTATTATAGTTGTATCCGCTGGAGCTTCATCGATAGTCTGTTTAAGTTCTTCAAGAGTCCGATCATTAGATGTCTGCTTCTTATCTTCAGTGAAGCAGTGCACACACTTTTCGTTACACGCGTAGCCCATTCGAACTGTGTAGAAGGATGGGTTCTCGTTAATGAGAGCATCGACGTTAAAGAGATGACCCGGGTTCCTAGCTTCAAAGAGAGCTATCTTTTGCTCTACTTTAAGACTTGGAAAGCGCTGCTTGATTAGCGCAATCTTATCTTGACGGGTCATCATACACAATACCGTCGCAAGGGTCTACGTTTGGGGCAGGCGCGTGACAGGTATTCTCTGGAGCTCGGTATGGTACGTTCATCTCACCGCTAATAGCGGACGTGAACATATTAAAGCACTCGTAACATAGCACCTCACGAGAACCAACGTCGAGGTTAGGTATAAATTCCCAAACTCCATCTTCTCGTAAGCGGTCTACTCGAGTTTGGATTCGGATATCGACTCGAAAATCCTTAAATTCTTTACCGCAACGGGTACAGTATGATACTTCATTCATCTCGCGCCACCTTAATCTTATTATCTTCTAATGTAAGTGTGATTCCCGACGTCAGCAACTTAGATCGGATATTTTCCTTGATAAAGAAGATTTGATCATATACAGAGATAGGCGTTCCTTTCTCAATGAAAACCTGAAGAATTTCTTCAAGATGCTCAACTACGAAGCGATAGAAATCCCTATGCTGATCACAAACAATCCGGGTATCGATTCCATATGTGCCGTACTTTGATTTGTAGAAAGCTTCACAGCCGTGATCACAAATATAATCTGCGTAACAAGTATCGCAACCAACCTCTTTGTAGACCCTGCTCTTCATAATATTGTACTCTACGGCTTTCTTAATTTGATGAAGGCCAGCAAAGTCGTAATCAAGAGCATGCTGAACATAAGCTTCGGGGAACTTCTTTGAGTACCTATCACAATAATCCATCTCACCATCAGGCTCGACTGCGATCATATGAGTGCCGGCGCCGCACCATTTTGTACCACACCCGGACTTAGATTCATTTCCATGGTACGTTATGATGTCGATTAGAGACTTTACAAGAAGTTCATGGGTATGGTACTCCTGAGTCTTCTTACGCTGAATGAAGCGCTCAAGCTCGGGTTTCCAGACCTTCTCGAACATCTCTTTACCTGTAAGCTCAATCTCACTATTCTCTCCGGGGTTGATCATATCCTCGGCGTAGTTAATCTTATAGCCTCGAACAACCCCGGTATTAGTTTCATGTAGACCGAGGTTCTCAAGGTACTGCTGAGTAGCTTGCATATTCTCTACATTCGTCTTACTTGCTACAATAAGAAAACCGAACTGCGTTTTGTTACGCTTAAGGATATCAAACTTCTTTTCAAAGATATCCTGCTTAATTGTCGTAGTTCGAGCGTTATTGCCACCGTCTATCCCGTCGAAAGATAACCCAACACTAACTTCAAACTTCGTTAGCATCGCTGCGAAATCATCATCTAGTAGAGTGGCGTTTGTCTGGCAGCCGAGAGCATACTGAATCCCTCTCGTTTGAAAGAGTGCTACAGTGTATGTGAGCATCTCATAAAAACGTTTCTTACCAAGTAGCAGAACCTCTCCACCATGAAAAACTAGTTGAAGAGGAATCTTATCGCGACCGTTAATGTACCGTTGCTCAGCAATCTGGTTGATAATCTTTTTATACAGCTCAAAATCAATTAGCTCGCCTTTATGCTCTCCCTTGTTCTGCATGAAGCAGTATTTACAATTGAGGTTACAATCGCGAGTCATTCGAAAAATAATCAGGTCTGTAAATCGAAACATCCATTACCTCTCGAATCCGTTCATTCCATACGTACCAAACATCTTAATTTCGTTTAAGGGAATCGCACCACATCGATCCTGCAGTGCACATGTACGACAAGCTTCAAAGTATGACTTAATTCGATAATGCGGAATCTTATCTGAAATCTCAGATCGATTAGACTCCTCAATCTTATGCATTCCTAGATTTGGGAAGCCTGTGAATTTGTTTTCGATATAATCTGAGTACCCGCCTGCAACGCAGTACGGAATATCCAGAATAACAAAACGTTGCAGAGTCTCTGGAAATTGAGGATGGTTGTTTAGCACATCCTGTATGTACGGTCCCATATCCTTAATTGGGAGGAACCAGTCTTTAGTATAGCTATAATCGAGTTTAGAGATAAACGTGAGTCCTATGTACATTTCCTGGAGCAAGGGACCTGCAAGGTCTATATACAGTTGAAGGATCTTATTGATCTCTGTCTTATTAAACTGATTAAGTAATGTGTACCCTACAATCGGTATTCCGTAGCTAACGCAGTTTCGAATCCCCGCAATCGTGTCTTCAAAAGCGTTACCTGGAGTAGGCGAATACTGCACTGCTTTATTATGTACATCGGCCGAGATACCATACAATGGGATTCGTATAGCAGTTACTCCTGCAGCTTTTAAGTTCTGTACTAGCTGAGCGTTCTTAAGAGTTCGGCCGTGCGTGGACAGCTGAATAATCTGAACTCCGCTGTTTCTCAAATGAGTAACTAATCGAGTAATGTAAGAAGCTTCTCCAGGGTCTCCGCCAGAAATCTCTATTCTACGGATTCCTTGCTTAATAAAGTGATTAGCTTCTTCTATTGCGGTTGTAAATCTATCTTGATCCGAAATGTCGGGATGTTGACCATTGCAAAATGTGCAGCTATTCATACACTGAGTACCGGGGCCATCTAGAATGATAGATCCCCAGTCCTGGTTGACCATCTCTTCTTCAGGTTCCGAGCATTCGCAAGCTTCTGGTTCGATACAAGCTTTTTCCTCGAGTATAGGAAAGAGGTCGAATCGCTTACCATGAATCTCGACGTACTCTTTCCATACCCCTGCACAGCGGTTGTTGAATACGCACTGAGCACATCTGGGTCCCTTCCTCTTTTCGCTTATCATAGATAGCGAGTAGTCTTGAGTGATTCCATTTTGATCGAAATACTGGTTGTTGGTATTGGCGGGATCTATCCCTGCACGATGCTCTTCAACAATATGCTCATCGAAGTTGTATGCTACCTCATTCTGATAAGGAAACAGATAGCACATCGGAATAGCCTCCGTACGAATAAGAGAGGCATACTTGGCAAGAATCGAATGAATAACCGACTTAATCTCTGTGTACCGAGGAACTACTACATCCGCATTGTGATACGCATTTCCATTGGGGTGAGGGTACGTTAGATTCATCGCAATGCCTGGGGCTAGACTCTGAATGAAATCGTAAGTTTCTAAGAGGTAAGGAATATTCAATTTAGAAATAACGGTTTGCGTAGCTACGTCAACCCGTAGCTTTAGGAGATTCTTGAAACCCTGAATAGTCTGTTCGTACATTGACGGTACGCGGACAATAGAAGTATGCACATCTGGTAAATGAGAATGAATAGCAATGAGTACCCCATCTAGGTACTTAGCAGCTTGCTGAGCAAAGTCCCAATCAGCAAAACGAGCCCCGTTCGTCTGCAGAGAGACTTGGTGCCCGGTCTCTTTTGCATACTGAATAAGCTGCAGAAAGTCTGCTCGGATAGTCGCTTCACCGCCAGTGAAGCCTACCGTATCTCCTCGGGGCACGCTGCGAATGATAGCCTTGATTTCCTCTGTAGTAAGATCCTTTGTATCTTTCTTATCTGTAATAACGCAGTGCACACAGTTATTATTGCACGTAAAGCCTACTTTGAGATCGAAATAGCCCATGTAGAAGTCTCCTTACATTTACGGCGCGAGTCGCGAAGCAAGATTCTCAATCATCTCTTGCTGCTCCTGGATAGCCCTTACTAATTTGGTGTGATCTAGACATATATGTCCTTCCTGATAAGGCTCTCACGCCTAGGGATTTATCCCCAACCTATATAGATACTACCTATAATATAACCTCTAGTACTTAGCTGCGATGAGTATTTGCAGTGAAGTAGCCTACAGATTCTTTACCACAGCCGGAACACTTAAGTACCTGAATCTTTTCGTCTACATAAACCTCTACGTAGCTATGACCCCCACCAGCTGTACATCGATCTTCCTCATTTATAACCGGGTCGTACTTGCTGTCGATGATTTCGTCATCTATCATAATTAGCTCCTCGTTTAGTTAGTTACAATAAAAAAGGGCCTCATTGCTGAGGCCCTTTGGTTACTGTGCGATATCGACTTAGACTACGATGTTGTCGTAGGCATTCGCACCGGAGACAGTGCGGATGTTGTCGATCTGGATGCGACCGATATACCTCTTGTTGAGGATTGCCCAGTCGCCGTAGGTAGCGAGAGCAGCTTCCTTGTAGAAGTTCTTTCGCTGGATGATTCCGGTCGAGAAGAACGGCACGAGGGTACCGAAGGCGATAGAAACATCTGCCTCGTTCTCATCGTTCTTCCAGATGCAGAGGAGCTGGTTGTCCGGTACAACCGAGGACGGAACCTTGAATACCGGGATGCCATAGATCTCGCCGACCTGGTGGCCACCAACGCGAGGCTGTGCGCCCTTGGTTGTGAAGCCGCTGTTGAGGCGGAGGTAGGACACGGCTGCAGGACCACCAACGATCCTGGAAACGCCACCACGGAGGATGTCGTTGAACATCGTGTCGCCAACGCGCTCAATTGCCTGCGAGAAGGTCTGAGCAGTGTGGAGGTAGCTATCATCGGTGGTGTCACCAGATGCAGCGTTGAAGTGAATCGTGTACTTAGCCGGGTTAAGAGCCGCAGCCTGGTAAGCGATCTTGACGGCGCGGAAGTCCAGGGCCTTCTTGATTTCCTGGCCGGCATAGTCGACTAGGAGCTCCTCAGCGGAAACGCCGAAGGAGGTATCAAGAACAAGCTCGGTGAGCTGGGACCAGGTAACGCCGATAGAAGTCGGGCGAGGCCTGAACCAGTAATCCGTCATGATTAGCTCGACTTCGCCGAGGTAATCACCCATGAAGTCGCCTTCAGAGTTAAAGCGAGCGTAGCACTTCTTAACCTTGGAAGCATCGGCACCGGACAGCTTGTAGACGCCAGGGGCGACTGCAGCGATCGTGAGGTCGAGGCCGGCCTTGACGAGCCACTCACCAGAATTGGAGAGGTTAGCACCGATCTTGGCCTGAACGGCGATTGGGTCGCGCTCACCAGCGTCACCAAAGAGAGCGGCGTAGCCGTCGAGGTAACCGAGGTTAGCGAACTCAGCCTGTGCACCAGCCTCAGGGGCGGTGACGTTCTTCTGGCCGAAGAAAACGTAAGTACCAGCGCTAGAAACTGTAACGTTGGTCTTGGCGATCATAACAGTGTCGCCGTCAGCGAGGGAACCGACTACACCGTTTGCAAGCTCGTGTACGTAACGATCTTCGGTCGTCTCATACATAGCGCGGCGGTAGTCTGGGTTCTGGAGCTCAGCCTGTCCGTTGATGTTCCACGGATCGTTAGCATCTGCATCGGAGTCAAGGCCCTTAACACCGAAGGTTCGGTTGTTCATGTCATTGCCCCACTGCGTATTGGTATACACAGGGCGGATGTACTTGATAGAATCCTTAGCGGACTCCATGGCGAACTCAGTAAAGATCTTGTTACGGATCGTGTTCGGGTATGCGAGGCGGACGAGGCGGAGCATGTTCTCCGGGGACAGGCCCTGGAAGCCCTGGCTCATCTGGGTCTCAGTAAGACGGCTCATGAAACGAGCCTGGTTCTCTAGATGGATTGCGAGGTTACGAGCATCAGACTCCTGAAGATTCTTGATGTTCTTTCCGACCTCGGGAATGCGTGCCCACTTCTCTACGAGCTTGTCAGCGCGGAAATTGCGCTCCTCTCTATAGAGCTTGTCGGTCACATTGTCCCTGACAGTCGGAGTACCAGCCATTCGGGAAGTTACACCCATGATTGTTCTCCTTGTTGGGTTGCGTAAATGTGTCTATAGAGGAATCTAGGTTTTAAGTACCACGCTCTCGCGCGTCACACCGCTTTGTAGCATCTAAAGCTAATCAGGTCCGTCATATCAGATCGGTCATTCGGGGCAGGTTTATCCCCTTGGGCATATATGTGTGTACCCTAATTCTCTCACATTTTAATTAGTGGCACCTCTTGTAGAGGTGTAATAATAGAGTTATTGGACTGGCTTTTGTAAAAGATTGTTAAAAGCTTGTCCAATCGGTCCGTTCTTAGGCGCACGAGCTAGTGCTTGAACAAAGGCTTGCGCGGCTTGGGGGTTAGCATCTAAAGCCTTCTTTAGATCATCCGGGCTATTCACAGCCGTAGGTGCGCCTGCAACAGCTTGAGGGGAGCTATTTTGCTGAGTAGCTCCTGTCACATTCTTTAACTGGTCTACAGATGGCATATCTGGAATATTGATTCCTAGGTTTCCTGCTACCTGTACGAGCTTTTGCAAGATCTGCTGGCCTTTCTGGTCTTTTGCAAGAGCAGCTGGATCACTATATTTGCCTAAGAACTTTGTTACGGCTTGTTTGAACTCTACAGTCTGATCCGAAGCGTCAGCTTCATATAGAGATTGAAGCCTCTTATATTCAGGATGCTTAAAAATTCCTTCAGCTGTACGCTGCTGCATATTTACGTCTGGCTGCGCAGGTGTTGTAGGAGTCGCCTGCTGAGTGGGCTGAGTAGGCTCCGGTTGGTTAGCGAAGGTCTGCAGAGCCTGTAAAGCAGCTGTGAAGACTTCAATAGGCTCAGTTAGATCATTCATAAGATCTGAAGGACTGGCACTATTAGCCTGACCTACTTGCGCGAATTGCGCTTCTAAATCTGCGGCTTGGCCAGCTTTCTGAAATTGCTGCTCGAGGTTCTGCGGTTGAGTCGGAATCGGAGCTGTTGCAGCTTTTTGTTGAACTGCTTGCTGTCCAGCTTTAACTGCTTGCTGAATTCCTTGAGGAACAACCTTTTTTGCAGTATTTACAGCTGCAGTTTTAAGTTGCTGCCCAATATTCTGGGCAGCTCCTCTCATAAAAGTACCGACAGTTCCAGCTTCCTCGATCGAATCGAGCTCGGGGAATTGGGAATGTAGGCTCTCTACTATCTTAACTGCGTTATCCATTATGATGCCGTTCCTAGCTTAAATGATGTAATCTTTGGGAGATCCTTAGCAGCTGCCTTTAAGGAAGCAAAGTCCTTAAGCTGGCGCCACTGACCATTTGCCATGTAGAAAAGCTTACCCGCTGAAGCAAGGCCTTTTTCGATAGCGTCTGGTCTATTCTCGCTTTCTACAGCCTGAAGAGTCTTTAGAACGTTAACGCAGGTGGTGCTAACCATTTTCTTAGCATCTTCACCTTCAAATCCTACAGTATTCTTAAGTTGCTTGTTTCTAATAGCCTTGGAAATAGCTCCGACGCCAGATAGCCCCAGTAGCGCTGCGAATCCCGCTACAGCTGCAATAGCAATGCCGAGAGCAGGATCACTCTCCGCAACCTGCATAATTTCACCTGTACCGGTAGCTGCTGCTAGCTGAGGTTGAAACTGAGGATCATCGGGATCGTGTCCTCCAGCTGGGAGTGACGACGAGGCCGTAGGAGTTAGCTGAGCAGGAGGGATAGATGGAATAGCTGTAACAAGCGTTGCAGGATCTACCCCAACGGTAGTAGCTACGTCTAAGGGTTCGATTCCTTCCATTCCGATTGGAGTAGGTTCTGGAAGCTCTCCTATAGGAGCTGTCGGAAGTTCTCCTCCTGGCATGGTTTGATTAAGCTTCCCAATTTGCTGATCTAACATTGTGCTAAAGTCTGGTGATCCATCCGGGAGGGTCGGGGTAGCTGCTGGAGTAGGGGCTGATTGAGCTCCTTGAGCCTGAAGTCTATCCCACTCTGCGGTAGGTAGAGGAGTACCAGCGGTAGCCTGGGCTACAGGAGCCGGAGTTGGGGCTGCTGGAGTTGGAGAAGCAACCGGAGGCGCTGGCAGGCTAGCAACTACACTTTGCGCATCTCTACCGAATAGATTCTGCTGTGCAAAGGACTGAGCTTGTGCCGGAGTGTACCCTTTTGCCATCGCAGCTTGATAGATTTGATTGAATTTAGCATCTAGCGCTGCCTGAAGAGAAGCTGTACTCTCATCTTCAAAGAGCCTCGGAACATGAATAATGGCGCTAGCAGCTACTGCTGATTCTGCTAATGCTAACCCGTTTTGCTTAGCCCATTGTCGGATATTTGCACCGTACTGCTCACTCCCAGCAAGTTTACGTAAGAAATCTAATGCAGCTGCGTTGTTATTTTTTGCAGCAGCTAAAAGATCTCCCCAGGACATCTGCTTGGAGCCTGTCGGAGTCTGCTGAGTCTGAGGTGAAAGCTGCTTATTTGCCCAGTTGTTTAGCTTATTGCCAGTTACTTGACCGATCTTAGCTCCGCCCATACGACCGCCAACCCCACCGGCTACGGCCCCTACTCCGCCAAGAGCGGATCCGAGAGCAGCGCCACCAATTCCACCGGCTACGCTACCTACCATTGGTAGTGCCTTAGCGACAGCCTGTGCACCCTTAGCGAGCCATTGCGGTGCGGCTTCCATAAGCTTAGATGCTGCACGAATAAATTCTGCGTCATTTTCTAGAAGAAGATGAACTTCATCTATTTGAGTGCGCATTTCGGGAATACGGTATAGAGCTCTGATAGTTTTATCGGAGCTTTCATTCAAAAGGTATGCGGTACGAAGAAGGGCTTGCTTATGAGATACCCCGTTCCCTTCTAGAAACATTCGAAGTTCTGTCATTATGCTACTCCTGCGGCATCTTCAGCTGGGGTATCCTGAGGATCTTGCTTAGCTTCAGGGGGGAGATCTCGAGCTTTCCAGTCCGGGAATACCTGTGCTCCGAGTTTATTGAGTTTATCGAGATTTACCCACTTCCACTTAGAGTAATCAAGGCCACCTTCTGCTTTCCAGAGCTGGCCGATCGTTCCTTTAACTGCAGCAGGAGCTGTTCCATCATTAACCTGAGCAATGAGCTTACGAACAAGATCATCGAAATAATTTTTGGTATCTTCGAGGTTCTGAATGTCTAACGGTCCACCTTCTTGAGGTTCCTCGACTGTTGAAGAGGTCGGGGATTTAGCTACCGTAGCACCGGGATTCTCGAAGGCTTGAATCAGCGAAGTAATCATTTCATCGGAAATACCAGTAACGCCTGCCGCAAAATTCGTAGCGGCGCTACCGATTCCACGGCCGATCGCCTTTGCTCCTCGGCCTATGTTACCGATGCCGCGACCTATAGAACTAGCAAGTCCTTCATCTAATTCTAGGCTTTCCTCAAGTTCTGGAAAAGCAGAGTGTAGCTGCTCAAGCAGAGTTTCTACAGGTTGCGACATTGCGGTTACTCCTCATCTAGTTCAAGTTTTCTATAATATGTGAACGCTTAAAATAATTACTGCGCCCAGCTCTTATTGCGTTCGAGAACACCCTTTTCTTCACCGAAATGCATACCGGCTTCCTCGAGAGCCTTTAGACGCTCGCTGCGAGGAATAGCTGTAGACTCTGGAAGTCTAGAAGCAGCAACCGCTCGTGCGCTCTCATCAATCATCGGCTGAATCTTAAGGAAGGAAGAATAAGCTTCACGGTAGGTCTTCTGAGTACGGATCTGGTGCTCGTATGGCAAAATAGACTCACCATAGCGTGAAAGCAGGTCTGTCCAGTAATTCTCAACTGCGAGACCGCCGCCTTCCTTGAAGTTTAGACGACCGCGAACATCCTCGCGCTCTGCAAACTTCGGCTGAAGTTTAGGAGTGCTGGCTTCCAGGATTTCCTTCTTGTAATTCTCAAATTCCTCAGCAAGAGCAGCTTTAGAAGCGTCAGTCTCCTGAAGGGACTTCTGAAGACGAGCAACCTGAGCGGTGAGGGACTCAATTAAAGCCTTAGCCTCAGTCATAAGAGTCTCGTACCCAAGCTTTTCTTTTCCGATAGATTCAACAAGACTCTTACGATCTGTTGCAACCTTTTCGGCTACGCGGACGCGCTCTTCGAGAGACTTCTTCTCCTGAACAAGGCGAGCAGCAGTGGAAGCAGCTTCAGTAAGCTTCTTCTCAAGAATAGCGCCAGAAGCCTGAGCTTCTTTAAGCTGATTCTCGATAGCCTTCGTTTCCTCGTTGTAAGCAAACAGCTGTCGACGTCGCTGAGCTTCTAGGAAAGCCACGCGGCTAGCTAGACCCTCGACAACCTTCGGCGTCGGGCGTGCTGCGAGCTCGGCCTGAGCAGCTGTGAGACCTTCACGAAGCTTCTGATTGTTCTCCTTCATAGCGAGAGCAATCTTCTCCCAATCCTTAGCCTCAGCTGCGGCGACCTTGACTTCCTCTGCGAGAAGAGCAACGCCTACCTTGAGCTTCTCGGTATTATCGATACCGAAAGTCTCTTGAACTTTCTGAGCTTCAGTGAGTAGCTTCTCAAGCTCAGCCTTTTCCTGGAGGATTCTCTCCTCCACCATCGCGCGAAGATCAGGGGCGGCACCTTCGTTGAAGAAGCCGAGGATATCAGTAAGCTCGGCAAGGCGGGCCTGAGGGCTCTCCATCTTTCCGGCATCCTCAATGTACCTGCTGACATCGCGTCGGAACTTCTTTTCCTCCTGGGAACTGATCGGCGATGCCTTTACAGTGCCTTCAGTGAGGACAGTGTCATTCTGATCCATGCGATTCTCCTTTATTCTAACACTTTCGTGTTGTACCTGCGTAAGATTTGGTTTGCGTTCACCAGTACCGCCTTTAGTGATTTCCTGTGGACTATACTCTACATTTAGTGCATCTCCAGCTTCACCGAAGACATCCTGAGAAGGATTAAGTACGATGTCGGCGCATCGTTCAAGAACGTAAGATTCTGGGTCTACTGTTTCGCGGTCAGCCATTAGCTCACCGAAGCCAGAAGACGAGAATCCAATACGCCCACCCTTGCTGATAATATCCTTAGCGAGAGCTCCGTAATCACCGACAAAAGTACCGACAGCCCAAACTAGCTTGTTTGCGTCGTCGATCTCCATGTCGAGCCACACGATAGCCGCATTCTTAAATTCTCCGTCAGAATCCTCCGGCGGGTGGTCAGCGAGACCGACGCGGCCTTTCCATTCGTGCTGCTGATTCTGAATAACGTTTTCCCAGAGCTTACGAACATATTTGCGCTTATTCTGATTAGGCTTTTGATCGTTAATACGAGAGATAGGGAATCGATAGAGATCAATCTCTTCCCCGCCTTCTGTCTTCTCAGTTAGCTTCTGGAAGCCAGGAATATCACTTACGCGACTAATAGCTTCCTTATATCGTTCGCGAAGTTCCGGAGTGCTATTGACGTGTTCGCAGTACTTTGCCGCTACAGAATACGTCTCAATAAATCGCTGTAGTGGTTTTCCTACTCTCTCCATGCGAAACTCCTTCTTCTATCTTGTTGTAGAAATAGCTCGTACTTATAGTTAGTATCCGCCAAGAAGAAAATATGAAACACATAAAAAAGCCATCCTTCTAAGGATGGCCTGCTGTCGTAGTCGTTGGGTTATTTCAAGTTATGCTCGAACTCCAATACTCGCTTTGTAAGCTCTAATGATCGTCTCATTAAGTTAAACTCAACTGAGTAATTGCATCCCTCCATGATCGCGGACATTTCATCCAGTCTTTCCGGATTGTTCAAAAGATTCCGAAACTCAGGGTACAGCTCCCTATCGCGATCAAGTACCTCATGAATGGTTCGAGCCATGACGTGTTACAAACTCCTTTATACCGCTACTTGGCGGTGACCTTAATATACCACTAGTTCTTAGGATAGGGACTTATTCGCAAACTGAGCTGCTCCTGGACTAGCGCAGCGTTAAACGCTTCATAGCGAGCAACAATTTCTTTAATCTCGGCAGGAGGAACTGCGATTTCCTTGATTGGTCTACCGATGTAGTAGCCTTGAGCAAAATCCATTCCTAACCGTAAACAAGTTTCAAATTCTGGCTTGGTTTCAATACCTTCTGCAAGAACTAAGGTACCTAGTCCACGAGCGAACGATACCGTATTTTCGTATACTTGCTGCTTATCGATATTTGTAGCTATCCCCTCAATCAGCTCGTGAGAGATCTTTACGATGTCCGGTTTAGAATTGAGAAGAGCTAAGTGATTCGAATACCCAGTACCGAAGTCGTCTAAGGCGATCAGTGCATTTAGCTTTGCAATCGTCTTATCTAGCAACGACATTACTTCAGGGAAAACTTCGCCGCGTTCGATAATCTCTATAACGAACTTGATATTATCGAATACCCCTTGAGCTATGGGTTCGTCGTATATCCTCTTCTTGATGCTCTCCGGAGCCAGATTGATGAATAATCTAGATTGCTCGGCATTCAAGTTTCTAAAGGATTGAATAGCTGTTAGCGTCATCAAAAACTCTAGCTGCGTATATACCCCAAGAATTTCAGCATCGTCTAGAAGCTCAGCGATGTTCCTAAACGCAGGGTTTGTTGGTCGTGTTAAGGCTTCATACCCATACAGCTCACCATCGTTACAGGAGATGATGGGTTGGAATACAGTTGTAATTTGTGCATTCTCGATCACCTCATAAACGTGATGTCGGCGCTTAACAATAACTTGATAGTCTAGATACCTTGGCAGATCAAAGAGAACAGCAGACGCCCCTTCATTTTGGCCTGCTTCTAAAGAAGCAAACTTAGCATACGTAGTTAACAGCTCCACATCTGTTGTATGCTCGATCGGTGCGATGCCTATCGAAACTTCAAACGTTCCTCGAATACTCCCTTCTGTATCTAGCTCGTATGTTTTTTCTGCTAAAACTTCTGCAAGATGCTGGAACTTCTGTTGAATGTCCTCAGCAGACCTGGGGAATTTTGTTATTGCAAGAAACTCGGCATCAGAAAATTGGTAGATATCTTGAATATAATTCTTAAAAACATCCTGGACAGCGAGAGCTCCAGCTCGTATATAAGAATTACTGATAGCTAACCCGTATCGTTCTAGATACTGATAGTATTCTTTGAGGCGAATGAATATATATGCTGATGCTCCTCGAACTACTGTTTGAGGAATTTCTGTTTTTAGAGGTAGGCTTGTTACGGAATCGTGCACGTACCAAAATCGTGCCTTAGATGACGATTGTGCGAGTAAAACTAATAGCCCAATTAAGACAGCTAAGGCAACCGGAGACAATACCATATGGTAAATCTCTCCCCAATTTGCGTTTGGGGACAGGGTGAACACAATGATATCTCGAATTGCTCCAAATGTCAAAAGCCCAGAAAGTAAGATAGCTGCAGCTACCGTAGTGCAAGTGCCTATCTTACTATAGAGTGTGTTCTTTTTCATGTCCCTTCCCTACCCAAATTAGTCTGGGAAGGGCTGGGAGTTTAGTGGGAATTCTCGAGCTTTTCGAGAGATGCAAATGTATACCGTAACTGGAATTTAGCATCTGCTAAGGCATTATGCGCTCCGGCTACTTCAGCATAATCCGCCGGGTCGACGTTAGCGAAGGATACCATTGTTCGAAGGTCTACGTAGTCCCTATAGCCCCATGGGGTAGGGATGTTGCACAGGTCGAAAGCTCGATTGATGATTGGGAAATCAAACGAAGCATGACACCATACTCGAAACTTTTCCACTTCACCAGGGCGGTGAATTCCGGTTCGAGTGGACGGAAAGTGGGAGAATAGCCAAGTACGAAAAGTGTTCAGAGCTTGGTCAATATCTACAGGAACCGGATCTACTAGGCTTCGACGAACATCTTCAGCTTGCTTCAACCACCACATAACGGTGCTACCTGAGATAGTCATCCCGCGCTTCTGACACGAGTCTGCGTCTACGTTGATAGAAAACTCATCGATAGGCTTTCGCAGCCGACGATCGAAAGCGATCGCTCCAATCTGAGTAATTGCCGCTGGAACTTTATTATCCAGAGTCTCGAGGTCAAGCATAATATCTAGAGTCATATTCCTATCTTTCTGGCTTTTAGCATAGCCTGCTTATCAGCTTTACGTCTCTTTTTAGTTTCAAGATGAGGAAGAATTACGGCTCTTTCCCACCACCCGTCCCATTCTCCGCCAGGGCCCTCTTCTTGAAGACGAATAAAGAAGACCTTGGGACGGTGCCACCATACATAGCCTCTAGTAAAATCCCAGAGAAGTTTAATTGTAGCTAATTTCAAAATAACTCCGATTCGTCTGGCAGGAATTCTTCGTCAGGAGTGTAGCGAGCTACCTCAACATCTCTATCTACTACGACTTGATTTTTTGTAAACGTAGCTACCCCAACATCGTTGCGGGCAGTAGACTTTGATCCTTTCTTAATTCGGTAACCATGCTCACTCCATTCTTGAAATGTATGAGGGGTACCGGCATCGAATTTTTTTTCTTTCTTTTTCTTTTTAGGAACTGGCTCTTCTACGTCTACGTATTCCTTAGCTAATATATTCCGAATCTCTTCCCAGAGCTCGCTCCAACACGGGCCATGAGGAGGCCAGTCCTGAAGTTCAGCAGCTATCTGCTTAGCTACGCGCTCATGCTTCGTCATCTTCTATAAACTCCCAGACTACAGAGGTTATTCGATCTCCATTTTTCTTCCAAATAGGAGCCGGCTCGTCGGGAGAGAGTGGAATATAGTAGACATCGTCATCTGTTAAGAAGCCATGCTTACCAGAGAAAATATGGTATACGTAAGTCTTTCCATCCTGTTCAAATGGCTCTTCAGTATACTCTCCTTCAAACGGGCCACCAACGTCTTCAAACCAGTAAAGAACGCGCTGGCCGTTCTTTGGATACCGGTCGCGCGCTCTGATCCAGACTCTACCTGGAATATCTGGTCGTATGTGCGAACGCACTATCTGCCACCGATCTTCTCGATCTCGCCCCAGCCTTCCTTATCGATGGCCTTGAGAGCGTCCATGAAGCCGGAGTACTGACGCATCATAATGCTGTCGTCGATCGTAGTCTTAGCGCGATCGACTCCGTTCTTGAGATCCTTATTGACTCGGTCCTGGCAGAGCTGGAAGTTCTTCGAATCCATCATGACGACAAGCTTAGTCGAAGCGCCCTGCTCTCGTGCGATCTTGAGTAGCTTATTACGTGTGCCAGCGTTCGTGGACGTAGCGTCCCAAACGACGTCCTTACCCTGGTTGAGTAGGTACTCGGTCATCGCGAAGCAGGTATCAGCGACCTGATGATTCTTCGACTGATCGGAGATGTCCCCGGTCCAGATCTTGCGGAGGGTATCCATGTTGACTCGGATATATCCAGCCTCTTCCATTTCGGAGGCGTAGCGGGACTTTCCCGAACCAGAGATATCGAGGGTAGCGATAAGCTTAGCCATTTGAGGCTCCTTACTGAATGCTTAGAATGAAATTGCGAAGAGCGATCTTGTCGCGTCCCAATTCTTCCCAGACGTCGTTAATCTGAGATGTGGGAAAGAGCTTGATGGTCATATCAGGAAAAGCTTCCTGAAGGATCATAAGCATGTTGGTGCCGCCGACCGTATTGTTGCTATGAATGAGGATGCGCTTGACAGTAGGAAGCTGGAGCTTCTCGTCCCGAATAGCCTTTGCCATCCCCGTGCCGTTTAATCCCGAACCAAGGTCATGATCCAGCATCAACGTATCTGCTACGATCTCACCCTTGCGGATAGATGCGAGGAAGCTCTCGGCAGTGTACGATGAATCGTAGTCGTTACCAATAAGCTTCGTGAAGAGCGAGAACCTAGTAACATCATCATCGAGGATTAGGATCTGGTGCTTCATCATACCTATAATATCAAAATGCCTCTCAGAGAGTTAGACTGAGTACACATGAACATTTTGAATCTTGTTTTTCTTACAATGAGAGTCAATTACTTGCTTATGCACCGGGTCATCATCTATCAGAAAAACGTGATCGAAGACTTGACCATCTATTAACTGAAGAATGATTTGAAGCTTCCGTTCGCTGTCTGTCATGCTACTAGGAAAAGGATACTTCGGGTCATGAATGGCAAATATAAGATCTGGGTCGATTGTGATATCTATCCCTTGTTTAGCTAAGAATCTTGGCAAGGCTTCTTCAACAGCTAGCTCGCTTGAACGAGCAGTTAGAATACCTATCTCAGCTTCACCGACTGCGTCACGAAGTATATCGAGGCCTGGACCGGGCTTTGCGCTCAAGAAGGATTTGGTAACTTCCTCTACGGATGTGAACTCTACGAAGTCTAATTTGAAAGCTTGCGTTCGACCAGCTTTCTTCCAATCCCTGTATTCGTCAGTCGGCAGGCGATATACCACTTCATCAGTATCCGGATCACGAAGAAGTATTCGTGCATCAGTGACGAGGAGGGTATCGTCTAGATCAAACAGTACAAGGGTCGAACGCAGCATGACATTTACATCTCCAGTATTTCGCGAGTCTTAAGAGTTACGTCGTACTCAAACCAAACATCAGGAGAAGCAGACGCTACCTTGTCCCGGAGTTCTTTTATTTCAGATGGAGAACGAGGCTGTCCATCCTCAATAAAAGCTACTCTGCAGTTAGGTATCGTTTCTTTAAGAGCATTCATTATAACAGATGCTACAGCAGTACGACCTGTTCCTAGTGCGCCAGATATCTCAATCTGAACCTTCTTCACGTCTCTACCTACCTTTGGAGGAACTGGCGGAGGAGCTGGTTTACCATATTCCTCTTTAAGCACACAAACTGTCGGGCGCTTTACCAACTCCTCACATATAGTAGGTCCCCATCCGAAAAAACGTTGTTTGACTTTCGGATGGGTGCACTCCTCGCCGTTCCTGAGGTACGTGCAGTTCACACTTTTCATTATTTTACTCCAGCTTGCCTTGCCCAATCTCTCTGCTTGATGACAATACCGCGAGTAGGGTAAAGCCCAGACGCAGCAGATAGCGGGCAGAACTGCTTAAAGCCGCAGAAGGGACAGAACTCGCACATACGATTCAAATTAGCTTCTGGTGCCCAGGTGCTACTCTCAATAGTCGTAATCTTATCTGCGAAAGATCTTCGAACGTCATCGAGAGTCTGCTTAGTGAATTTAATTGCCTTGAAGACCTTAAGAGGGTCTTCCTTGTCCTGATCAGCAAGAGCGAAATAGATGTTAACAGCAACCTTGTTGACGAGCTCGTCTTCAGGAATTCCGTACTGCTTGTGAAGTGCCCAGGCATAGAGCATCATCTGATCTACATAGTACGATGTGTTTGAACTCTTACCGGTCTTATAGTCTATAATATGGAAGGAACCGTCTGGCTTCTCGAGGAGAACGTCAAGCTTCCCGGTGAAGTTATTCCCATCAAGTTCAAATCTAAATTCAATTTCCTTATGTACCTTGCCACCGGCAAAGATCACAGGAGCCATTACCTCGTCGTAAAACTTTAGGAATCGCTTAATAGGAATTTCGAGAGAGAACTCTTCGGGAAGAGTAAATTGCTTCTCTACTTCAAGGCGACGCTGCTCAATGTAGTCTGGTGACCACGAGGGATCGTAGTGCTCTGCAAACTGGTGGAAGGCATTTCCCTTTCGAGTCAGAACGTTCTGAACCGTGTCTTCGGCGTAGTAGCCTCTCTTGTACTGCAGGGAGTACTTCAATCGACAAGATTCGAAAGTACCGACTCTTGATGATGAATACGTTGCTTTTGCCATGTGATATCCTTTAATGGGTGAGTAATAAATATAATATACAATACGATTCTATAGCTTAGAGAGGATGTAGGGAATATCGACTTCTCGATCGAGCCTCGAGATACTATCTCCCATCAAGTCTTCTCCAAGGCTATTAAGAAAGAGTGGAGGAGGAAGAACGATCAAGTCGGTTTCTGAAGTTGCATATTTCTTTATAGCTATAAGGATATCTTCAATTGTGAGTAACCCTGCGCATATAATATTGCCACCGTACGTAGCATTATCTATAAAATGAACAGTGTTAGAGGCTGCTTGAATAGATACCGTTGATTCTATTTTATCTTTAATCATCTGGAAAGCTGCGCGGGATGTTAGCCAAAGAACATTTCCTACCCAATAGGAATCAGACAGCTCCTGAATAGTAGCTTCGGAAAGGCTATATCGAGTAGTTTCTAACGTTCCTATTTCTCTGAATTGGCATTCGGGATGCTCTTCAGCCTTCTTAGTAAGAAACGAGTGTAGCTCCCTATGATCTAGGGTTGAAGCATACCGAAAAAATTCTGAGTCGGGTGAGTACTTTGTATAGCCAGGATACCAGAATACGAGTCGATTAACTTGTCGAGCAATTATTTGTTCTATCGTATTAGCAAGATCTTCATACCCGACTAGGTTAGGTAGCGCAACGGTAGATGTGTCTACTGAAATACCCGCGCTATTAAGCTTATCGAAAGATTCGATCGCAGTCTTAAAAAGACCCGAACTCGTTGTTCCTAGTATTCTGAGCCAGTGCTTCTCAGTAAAGGATGGGATAGAGATCGATACGTCGATCGGAGTGTACCTAGCTAATAAAGTTATGATATCGTCCGTGAGGGGACTTCCATTTGTTGTGATTGCTATTCGGATTTGAGAGGGTAAACAGCGCCGTATCTCCCGAAGGATTGTTGCTAGCTCAGGATGAAGAAGAGCTTCTCCCTCCGAGACGGTGCCAGGGAACATGTTGCTTAGGCTCAACGAGGCACTCTCAGTCTTAAGGCAGCTGTTCTTTACAAAATACAACTCTCGATAAAATTCTTCAAGAGATAGAAAGCCTGGCCTCTCTGTATGAAACGGATTCTGCTTATTAGAACAAAAGAAGCAAGAGGTGTTACAGACTGCTGATATTGGAATCCCTGAATCTCTATGACCTGTTAATTTAGAAAGAATGAAGGGTGTGACCATATGTACAATATAAAAGGCGGTCTTTCGACCGCCTTACTTTAGATGTACATACATGCTCTGTTGTAGACTTCTTCCCAGCCACCCATTGCTTGGGCTTTTGCATCTGTGCAATAACCCTCTTCGCGAGCCTCGTCTGCAAAACCAAGAACATCGTCATAGTTGTGCTCGGCAGCATGACCTAGCATGTCCCAATCAAGCTTCGGGATACGTCTTCGTGCCGGTTTAGGCAATCCGGCAATATCACCCTGATCTTCAATCTCGTCTGCCTCAATGAGATGACTTAGAGCTCTATCGATTCCATCCAGGGCTTCAAGTAACTTTTTATAGCTCATCGTTGTTACGCCAATTCGCGAGTATCGCCATTGACTAAAGCAGCGAGATCGTCGCCACCACTTATATCATCCTGAACAGATTCCCGAATGCGATCCAGAGAAAGGCTATCATCCGTTTCTGTTAGGCCTTCCAGCCGGAAATAAGAAGTTTTCAACAACTCGGCCACTCATCAAGAGAGCAGCTACATCTCCAGCATCGGCTCCTGGCTCCTGCTTAGATACAAGCTCCTTCATTCGGGCAATACCGGCAGAAGCTTCGTCTTCGTTAGCCTCGGATAGAAGGGCGGAAGCAACAGCCCCGGCTCCTAGGCGCTCGTTAATTTCAGAATCGAGAACGTGGGACTCAACGAGATCGCGCCAGCCAGACATATCTGCAACATCCTGCTTAACGTACGGGCTGACGAGCATGTCAGCTTCCTGGAGCTTTGAAGGCTTCTTCTGAGCGGACTCAACTACCTTCTTATAGACCTTCTCTTCGTTATTACGAGTAAAAACTTCAGGGGTGGACGGCTTACGCTGGTAGCCTTCCTTAATCATACTGAAATCGAGAACACCTTCCTGAAGTGGCTGTTCCTGGTGCTCAGCTTCCCATCGCTCTTTCATAACGTCAAGTAGCTCCTGGCCCTTAGCCTTTAAGATTGCGCTCTCACGAGTTCTACGAGAAGAGCTCTCTTCAAGTTCTCCATCAGCCCAGTTGTACTTACCAACTCGATGGCCGCCGCAGGCGTAACACTCTACTACGCCATCCTCATCGCAAGTTACATCAGAGCTTCCACAGGAAGGACAAACATCTGTACCTTCCTTTATATGATGAACACTCTCGTACATTCCCTCTTCTGGAAGCTCAGCTGCTCCAGCTTCAAGTCCAGTCATTGCACCAGTAGGAGCTGGAGGCGGCATACCAGCAGCCGCGGCAGCACCGACGGCATCGGGGCTCATCGGAGCTCCAGGCATTGCACCGACATCAGCCCCACCTGGAACCGCGTCATCCTGACGACCAACGCGCACCTTAGAGAGCGGAAGGCTATCAAGGAAGCGAACGACTGAGTCTATTGCAACCGGGTTAGATGGAGAATCGATATACTGCTGTAGCGCAGGAACGAGCATGGTTCGAAGCTGATTGGGAATGACGCGGGCAATCTCGCCACCAAAAGAGTTGGCATCATTCGCAGCTTCATTCGCCGTCTGAATTACCTCAGTCAGCATCTCCTTAATAGAGAAAAGCTTCTCGTATAGCTTGTCAATGTTTGGCTTGGTTGCCATAAATCACTCCTATTTCCGTTGTGGATCCGTATCTAGTTAGTGAGAATCGTTATTGATGGTGGTGTAACCCAGAACCGATAACGACACCATCGATAAATCTTTGCTGTCTCGATGCTTGTTCGTTCTGAGCAATCTCATCAATAGCCTCTCGAGGATCAACATCAGATTCCGCAAGATCTTTCCAAAACTCAATTGAATCACAAGGAGGGGTGCAAACCTCCACAAACTGTGAAAGATTGCACCCATACTCTTCGAGGAGGTATTCGCGGCATTCATCGAAAAACGCAGCGTTTTTTGTGTCTTCCCGTATCTGATCCCAAAATTGATCTGGCTCAGACTTGTAATAACTGTTAACCATGCGTAATTAGTCTGAATCTTCTACAACATTGGCAATTGCGCTATCAATCTTCTTCTGCAGCACATCTGTTAATACGTTATGCTTTTCGTCGTAGATTTCTCCAACCAGCTTCTTGAAGAACGTCGACGCAGCGATATACGTATCGACATTAGTTTCAATTGTTCCGTCTGCTCCGAGCTGATCGTTCACATAGCGAACTCCTACAGTCCCTAGAAACGGAACTTGAAGTAAGTTCAGCTTAGTAGGATCTCTGGTAATTTGCTCTATCCATCGGATCAGTGTGAACTCCCAGACCTCGCGAATAACGTCGCGCTGAATGCCGGAGAGGGCAGAAATCTCTTCTAGCGTATGCTTAGTCTCTTCATCTAGTTTAAGGAACATATGTTATCGTACCCTTTCCTTCGACGGCTCAGCCGTACTGTAACTGATAATATACTCACGAGTGTAATTGGGATACAGCTTTCCATCTTCCTTCTTTGAAATAAGGGAATTACCGGACGAGCCCTTAATCTCTAGCAGTCTGTTTGTGAAGGTGGTAGCAAGGCTAGGAGCAATACCGGCCCCGGCTGCAGCCATCGCCGGTTCAGCAAGAGCACCGGTAGTGGTGCTGTTTTCAAATAAACCGTTTACAAAGTTGACAAACATATCCTTAACAGCTTCTGTAGTTTTACCAAATCGATATGTCTTAGCCTCAGCTACCTGGGTAGGCGGAGTCGTTGACGTTCTTGGAAGATCCACTACCTTGTGTTGCTGATCTCCGACGGAGACGATCGCGGGTGCAGGACGAACCGGTACGGCACGTTCTGATTCGGGAAAGGTAGCGTCCTTATGGACGACCTCCTCTACAACCACTGGCTCCTCTACGGGAGCGATTGCAGCAGGAACTAAAACGGGTTGAGCAACTGGCTGCTCAATATGCGGAGGTACTGGTTTCCGGATTGGAACCGAGCCTACAGTAGTTCGTTCATCTGGAACAATAGTCGTCGGCTTCTTTTTCTCTTCTGCAGGTGCCGGCGTTGGGGGAACCTTATCACTAGAGAGAACGTTCTTTACGTCCATCTTCCAATCCATCCAACGCTGAGCTACTCGTCCTGCAAAGGATAGTCTACGAACTGCCATTTCCTTTCTCTTCTTACCCTGAGCAACTGCGAGAAGCTCCTCGGCCTTATGCTGAGACATTTCATCCAGGAAGTGCTTTAGGTGCTTCTGATCAATAGGAATAGATGGTGATGAAGAGATAATGCCGACCTCTATGAGAACAGAGATCACTAAGAGTAGCCCCAGCATTAGGGAGCTTTCAGTTAAGCTTGGAATCAACCAAACGAGACCGGACGCCATCAGCTTAAACATACTGACTGACGTAGTCTGTGCTGCTGCAGATTCTGCTGCCTGAATTCGAAGCTCAGCTTCGTGAGCTTGCTCATTAGTTAGCTGAGCTTGAAGAGTAACAGACTGTGCCTGAATCTTAGCAATAGAATCAGAAAGAGACTTAGCAGCGGTTGTGAAATCCGGCGGTAGAGTCTTAAGGCGATCTGTATTTGTTTGAATCAACGTGGCGTACGAGTCTAACGTAGCCTGATAGCTCTTCTGAGCCTTTTGGCTAGCTTCAATCTGAATTGCTACGGCAGAAACACTCTGAGCTTCAATTCCTCGATTGATTACCGTTAGAGTGAAGCCGTAAGAGGCCATGATAGACACGAGAGCGAGTACAGTGTACAGAGAATATGCACGAACAGCCTGAGACTTGAGCTTAAGTCGCCAGAGCGTGTTGCCTCGGACGATTGAGAAAATCTTAAAGAACTCAAACGTGATGGCGACTGCTACTAGAACAGTCTGCTCTAGCGGCTGAGATGAAAGGCGGTAAAACATGTTCACGGATAGTAGAATAGATACTACCGAGAAGCCGATAAATGCCAGGTACTTAAAAGCGACAAAGAGGGTCGAAACTGAGAAGAATCGACTCACCAGGTCTCTTAAGCCTAACAATATAGAAGAAATGGTGACTTTTTGCGTGCTCGGCACGCTGGTGTCTGTTGTGGACATACATCCTCTCCAATTGTTAAGAGCAGAGCTCTTCTTTAATATACAAGTACATCTGGTGCTACTTGTACTAATTTAGTGAATGAGGTACTAGATGGCAGAATCCGCACAACTCGTGACCGGCTTTGCAGAGGGAAACCTTGAACAGTGGTCCGGGATGCTTAAAACACAGGTCCCACGAATTTACTCCCTTCTGTTTAACACGGTAGATCCTCTTATCTGCGCCTCTTTGATTGAATTAGTCGGCAGTAACACTAGGTTTCGAAAGAAGTCGGGTATTATATCTCCAGAACTGTCAGGACAGGCTGTTCGATCCTTTCAGGTTCGGCTAACGTACCGGGTTCCAGACTTTATTGGATTCACGGGATCCGACGAGGCCATCAATCAGGATAAACTATATATCCTTCGACGACTACAAAAGATTCCTGGAATCTCCTTTTCTGATACTGCTGTAACTATTCAGCCTAAAGATGGATCTATCGTAGTCTCCTTTACAGTTCCAGTGGGGTACATGCAATGAATGAGGTAATGACTAAGTATGAGATCCTCAAATCTTACAAAAACGCAAATCATCCTGAGAGCATTCGAGACACATGGGTGGCCTTGGGCGGCGCAATCATTACGCCAACGTCTCGAACCTATATCAAGGACATGGTTTACCGCGTTGACCTCACTACTACATCTGGGGATGTTCCCGTTGACGCAGTTCTCCACGGCGCACTTATTCTCTGTGAGGCGAGCCTATATAACTCGAATCCACTTACGTGGGAAGCTGCAATCGTCGAAGACGACGAAGAGGGCTTTCTATCATTCGTCAATGGCATTATATCCCCTCATTTTAGACTCCTCCTCACAGCAGAGGAGTTTGATGCGATTACTGCGCCGCAGAATCCGGCATTTGTCCCATATTCAGAAGTTACAACCTCATCGATCCTTATTCCCGACGATGAGCTCGAAGCGATCCTCGTCGAGGTAGGCGTTCCATTTGTTCTTCTTGAAGAGCTTGAATTCCCTCGCAACAAGATCTGCAATGACATCATCAAGCCTGCTATGCAGGAGTATTTCAAGTTCTTCCCGATTGTTAGACGCGAAACAAAGTACAGCACCATTGCTCAGGCTGGTCAGGTGTTTGAAGTCCCTCTACCTATGAATGCCTATGGCGCTGTTCGCGTATACGTTAACCAGGGCACTACGAACGAAGCAGGAGCTGCAGCTGGCAACCCGATGCATTTCTTTGCTTCTGAAATCGCTTGGTGGGGCGGTGGTTCAAATAACAACTGGTCGCCTATACGATACGGAAGCGGACGTGCTCCAGGCTTCTCTAACCTCCAAGGCTTCAATACTATGGCCCTCGATCGAGCAGCTCGTCAGGGTATCCTGAATTATGCTACCCGAGCTGAGTTCCATATTGAACGAAAGGGCGATAAGAAGGTTCTAGTTGGGTATGCTAATAGAACTGGCTCACTAGAGATACATTGGGCACTGGCATCTAATGACTGGGCAGATGTAGAATACGCGAGACAGCCAGAGCTTCGTAAACTCTGTACCGCTCGCGTATTACGTGCACTCGGAATGCTTCGAGGACAAGTGAAGTCAGATATACCGGGGCAGATCAACTACGACATGTTCATCCAGCGAGCTAAGGAGCTCGAGGATGAAGTAATGGCTTTCTGGAAAGAAATCCCCCGTGTCGCGGTTATTCGCGGTTCGATGTAAGCCCGATGGAACGAGCAAACATATCCAGATTAGAATACAGATCTTCTATAGTGCCGTCGTTCAAGATTTCCGTCTCAGCATCTAACGTGAGAATCTCTTGCTCGGAGGGATGAGGATCAATTGTCGTTTCAACCTCTGGGCGACGGATGCGCAGGATATGAATAGGAGTATTCATTTCCAGTCCGAACTCCTGAAGCGCGGATACCTCGTACTGAAATCGAAGATCAGATACAACGAAGTTCTTTCCCGGGTAGTTTCCTGCATAGCGAAGAAGAGATTTTACGTACGTCCTGCGACCAGTTAACATAGCGTAACCGGGAGAACGATCTACTAGAAGCATGGACCATTCAGTGCCTAGAAGCTGCGCGGCTAGCCGGGGACTGATGCCCCAATAGGGATCCTCTTTTTCCTTTTCCGGGGAATCCCAGATTGAATGATCCCATCCATAGATATCCTCAAGAGCTTTCTTGAGAGGATCTGCGAAATGATATAGCGTCAGAAACGAGCTTCTCTCAAAGCCTTCTTCATTACCTTCTGCAGAAACCTTAAAGGATGTTGTAAGGTATGAGGCTGCGGTATCCTTACCAGACCGCTTAACTCCGGTTACTGCTACTATCATTTGTCCGCCTTTGAAGTTGACTCTGTAGGAATATCTTTCTTTGGAAAGACATCTCCCAGAGTCGTTCGAATCCCGTCACAATGCTCCTCGGAAAGCTTATACCTAGGCTTATCGAGAACAAGCTGAGACTGCTCAGCTATTGATCTAAGCAGCTCTTTGAGTTCAGTTATCTCATCCTGCTGCTTCTTATATACCTCGTCTGATCCACTCTCAACTACGAACTCTTCCTTCATAAAGGTATCGAGATCCACTGCGGAGGCTCGCTTCTGCCACTTCTTGACCTCGGTACGAGTCATAGTGGAGAAGTTGGAAACTAGCTCCTTTAGAAGAGAGTAGATGCTGCGATTCTGAGTAATTAACGAAGAAATAGTGGAGCTGAGAGTGCGTTCTAAGTCTGCGTCGTCGTGTGGGAGATGCCAAGATATACCGGACGTGGTATGCCCGACCTGGCCTCTCTGAGTATGGTATACTGTATGTTCGAATTTGATGTCCTGGCCGTGTTTCTCGATTTCTTTAAGTTCGAGGTACTCACCAAGCGGGATCTGAATAGTCTGAGATACATCCATTTGAAGCTCCTTCTCCGCTTAGTATACATATGATACTCGGAGAAGGAGTAGTTCACTTACGGAGCAGGTACTTTTGCTCCGGCCTGCATCTCGTCCCAGTTCTTTTGAGAATATTGAGTTTCGCGAGTATCGTAAATAGTAGGTCGATTACTTTCGGTTGGGAAGATAACAACATCTGCTTGAGCAGTGTTATTACCACCAAAGTTCGCTACAATCCACTCTGCGAAATCTTCCTTGGTCATTCCAGCATACTCACCTAAGTCCTGTACAAAAGTTCTGTAGAGCTTTGCTACAAGTTCTTCGAAACTGTCTGGACCTCGACTTGGATCTTTTTGACGCTCAGTTACGCTTTTCTTTGCTCGAATCAAAAGCTGTTCTAAAGAGATAGGGGCCTGGTTCTGAACACGAACCATTATTTCCTTGGGATCGTATGTACTGGGGCGATCTTCTCGCTCTGTTCGGAAAGTTTTGGCTGCTAGCGGCGGTGTAGTAAATTCAGCAGAGATGCCCTCATTGCCTTTTTCAACGAGACGATTAACGGCTTCCTCTAACTGAGAAAGAACGCGCTCAATAGCCTTGATGTTCTTCATAATACCGTCCTCATCACAATTAGTACTAATTGTTACATGATATACTTCCTTCAAAATGCGGAAGGCCACATCAAAATAGGCTGCACATCAAATCTAGAGCAGCGAATTCAAGCTCTACAAGTAGGAAACTCCTCTAACCTAAAGCTTCTCTATATTATAGAGTTGCCGGATGAGGAGTCCTATTCATTCGAACAGCATACTCACGGGTTCTGTCGCATGTATCACCTACAAGGTGAATGGTTTAAGCCTGAAGTGCTCGAGCATCTTCAGCGGCATCCTTGGTATCGGGAATATATGATCCCAGCTAACAAAATAGAGAATAAACAGCCGAAGTCTCCACAGACACAATCGGCCGTAACACAAACCCCTTAGGCTTGCGACCGGGAGATGGACGCTTCACGATGTACATTATCGGTCCCATAACCGCAACAGCGTGCTCTGGATCGGGGCTGCTAGCGTGAGCGAAGTTCTCTCTACTTAACACGTACGCAATACACCTAGCCCGAGGATGAAACTTTCCGTTCTTAATCAGATACTCACCTGCGTACTGCCTTCCGATCACGTGGTCCTCTGATAGTTGCGAAAATGTACACTCCCCCGAATTATATGCATCTAAGGCCGCTTTGGATATTATTGCATATTCCGGGCCATACTGCTCTGTAAGCGGGTGTGGCATAACCTTCATTCCGAAGATATGCTCTCCAACCATTCTACCTAAAACTTGAACAAAGTCCTTTCCAGCTTTCTCTTCAAGATACATCGGAAGGAATACCTGTACGTAGTTGTTCATCGCTAAAGTTGTATCCATTTGGGTCTCCTAAGTGCCTATTGTATCTACGGATGTAATATAGGAGTCAAATAAAAAAGGCACCCGAAGGTGCCCTTTTCTGCGAGGACTGTATCGATTACTCGACCGAGATGTCGACCGTCTTCGGCTTGCGCTCCTCGGCGAGAGGAACGGTGATGCTAAGCATTCCGTCCTTCATCTTCGCCTGAGCCTTGCTCAGATCGAATTTCGAAGGCATCTGGATTGCCTTCTTGAAGGCCGAAGATCGGATGCCGTGGTAAACGCACTCGCAGTCGTCCCCGCAGTCACAGCCAGGGCCGCACTCGCAAGAGTCTTCAGTCTTCCCGTCCCCCTTGCTTTCGATAATCAGGCGACCATCATCTGCGTGGATAGCGATATCAGCCTGGCCGTATCCTGCGAGTGCAAGATCAATCCGAGCTGACCCATCCTTGAGAGCGTAGATGTTATGAGGAGGGAAGGACGTGGTAGTCGAAACCGTGGTGAAGAGGCGATTGAAATCCCTCCACGCGTCTCGACCGAGCAGGGACTCGAAGAAATCCGAGTCAAAAAGGAAACCGAAATCGTTGCGGCGTGCCATAAAGCACCTCCTACAGAAAATATGCGCCCCGCATACGCGGCGGCGAGTTATCCCCTATTCGGGGCACAACTCAAACATAGAAAGGACTGATCGTCCTCTAATATAATTAGTGTCTGTTCAAATAGCCAGAAACGATACCAGAAATCTCAGCTACAAGATTCTCCTGAGTGCCAGTTAGCTTTCGATTATCCCGAAGATACTCGACTACCTCTTTTGTCTGCTTCGCATATTTAGTGGCCCACTCTACATCCGCCTCATCGAGATCTGCGATATTAGAAAGCCTATCGGCGAGCTTGATAACGAGCCCCCAGGAACTGATACCCGCAAACTTCCGCTTTAGGTATTCTGTCTTACCGAGCCTTTTCAATTCGTCTTCATCGGATGTGAGCTCAAAGACTAGTGCGGTTACGTTGGGGCCAAAGAGCCTGAGGAGCTCTTCATATGTAGCATCTGTATTCTCGATAGTGTCGTGCAGGTACGCTGCCGCTACCAGATCGTCAAGTTTGTGAGAATCTGGCTTAGCTCGCTTCACAGTTGCAGCTACCGTCTCTGGATGAGTGATATACGGAGCCCCGCCGCGGCGGTTTACACCAGCGTGCTTTTTAGTTGCATACTCTAAGGCGTCTGCGGACCTGCTATCTATTAGATGCTGCATAGTTAATTGGTCATCGATATCTCAAGGTCTTCAGCTACCTCGGGAATGGTAAGAAGCTTCTCTAGAGTAGATGCTGTGTCCTTATGGAGGATGAATACCCCGCGCCCTTCAGTCCACGCATTCCCCATCTTAGCGGTATCGTCTATCAAGATCCATTTTTCCTCCTCTGGGATAGCCTCGTACCCAAAGGCCTTAAGAGCGCAATCGAGCTTAGTTCGTCCTGGAGACTTGATGATAGTTTTGGGAAAGTACTCGAGATGCTTTCGTATCCAGGTTCGCTTCTGGTCCGCCCAACCGTATCCATGCGGAACGCCGGTAAGGATCGATGGCCCGAGAGGCGCTAACGCATCCCAAAGCTCTTTCCCGTCCGGCATCCAATGCAGCCTGGCATAGAAGTCGCCTACGCCAGCTACAGCCTTCCATATTCGGCCGAGAGACCGGCCGAAGTCTACTATGCTTGTTCCGGTTAGCTCCTTGACTCCGCGTTCGAAATCAACGATCACACCGTCCATATCAAGAAATATTCTGTACATTATCCGTTTCCTCTTCAGAAGCAACGATGTCGAAGCAGGTATCCATACCTTCGGCAAAGCCTACGTCCTTACCTTCTCGATATGATTTATCCCGAACTCGTTGAAAAATGCTGGTGATCTTTTGTTCGTAAAGCTGTCGTTCGTTTCCGCTAAGATTCGCCCTGTCAAACAGTTCGACAATAGTCCGAGGGAGAGCCATATTCACACCTCCGAGGAAACGGCAGGGGCGAGTTTCCCCGCCCCTACTGGATGAGATATTCAGTTAGTCGATTAGACGCCGAACACGTTTGCGACCTGCTTCTGCAGAGCGAGGGATCTGTGGAATTTGCGCACGCTGTGCGTTGCGACATTGGTCGCGATCTGCATGAGTGCGTAAGCGCTGAGCTGCGGACTGGCTTTGACTCCGACGATTTTACCGTCAGCGTCATAGTCGAGCGTAAGCAGGCCCTGGCTGATTGCCGCGGCGAGCTCGGCGGCTTTCTGCGAGAAGGTCTCTAGCATGAGAATCTGGAGGTAGATGTCGGCGGGCTCGGAATTGAGCATCCTGTATGAGGCCTTGAAGCCCTCGATCGTCTTTTCCATGTTGGAGAGGAACCCGTCGGCGACGATGCGGTAGTCCGGATCAACGTTGTGCTTGAAGGAGACCTGCTGAACGATGTTCCCGATCACGATACCGTTCGCGCAGACGAAGCGAAAGCCGCCGTAGTAGAAGTCGAGCTTCGAACTGCGGTCATAGCTGTTGCGAGCGATGATGGTCGGGACGTAGAGGTCCTTAGGGCCGCCGTCGAGCGCGGTGTTGTCCGAGCCGTCGGGCACGAACGAGTAGTCGGGGAAGCGGAACTCTCGGAAGAATCGATTGCCGTGAGCAGCGACGGCCGTGTGTCCGATATCGTACCGGATGCCCTGCTTCGTGAGCATCGTCTCGACGAAGTCGTTGGCGCGCTTGTGCGTGGTGACGATGTACTTGGGGCTGACGCTCGAGAGGTACTCTCCGGTGTCTCCTCGATAGATAGCATCGATGCCGGTGTCCTGGCCGTTCGTGAGATGCAGCCTTTCGCGTTTAACATCGAAATCGAATTTGCGATCGTCCTTATAGTCTCTTGCTCCGGAAAGGAGCTTCAGACGAGATACCTTAGCCATGTGAGGCCTCCTTGCCCCTCTAGTAGAGGCTGGTGTGCATCGTTGTTGGTCACCTATAATATCAACCGAGATATGCGAAAGTCAAAGAAAAAGGCCCCCGAAAAGAGGGCCCTGTATTTACGCAGCAGTCTTGCGAGGTTTCCGCATCTTAACCGGAGGTTCGACTGGCGGCGCGGCCGTGCTCTTCTCGGGCCACGGAATCCCCTTATCGCCGACTTTACTCGCGATATGCGCGAGGTGATCGAAATCGACATGCGCCTCGTTACGAGGATTGAAGAAGAACCACTTGTGTTCGAAGTCCATATTCTTCTTGATGATCGCGTGAATCAGAAGCCACTCCTGCTCGACGTTCGCGAGAACGATTCGGTAGGTCGAGTTGCGATCTTCGAAGTTTACACTGCGGAGATTTGCCTTGCCAGCGACAGCGCGATTGAAGAGCTCCAGCATAGGGCGGACAACGTCGAGAGGAACGAGTCTCTTTGCGTGGCGCTGCTTGTGCAGGCGAGCAAGAGCGTTCTTCATTCTGCGGTCTTTCTTCGCAGCGAGCTCTGCAGCCCTCTGCTCGGCCGTCTTGCGCTCGATCTTGACCTTCTCTATCTGCTCCGGAGTAGCGTTCGGATCTTTCGGAATCCTCTGGCCTTTCTCATCCAGCACGTAGCGCTGGTAGATCTTGCCGGACGGAGCGGTGTATTTTTCGGTGAGCCAAGCACTAAGTTTCTTGGGCATATCAACCCCCTGATTAACGTCTGTAGTATCGTCTTGCATAGATTATATCGACCTTCCTCTTAGAGAGTCAAAAAATAAAGGACTTTCTAATTCCTTGTAGAATAAGGAATTAGCTAAGTCCTTGTAGAATAAGGAATTACAGATCCCCGTCGTCTTCGAAGTTTATCTGGCGAAGTAGCTCTGTAAACGTATTCATCTTCTCTGTGAGGGCTTCTCGAAGTGTCGGGGACTGGAGAATAGCATCAACTAGAATACTCGTATCCCCGCTAAGCATTTCAGAGAGACTGCGTAGGTGCTCGATCCCCATAACATCAACCAGGATGTCTAAATCTTCTTCTGCCTGATCTTCAGAGTTGGCTCCATTGTTAATGATGAGTCCGATAAGGACGTTCACTATTTCTGAAGGAACGGTAGGTTTATCAAAACTGGAAACGTCTCCAGTTCCCTCATCTTCAAAATCACTCATCCGTATCCTCCTCATCATAGTATTTTTCGATTACGTATTTCAAAGCACCTACATGCCGTGAGATCTCTGACGATACATATTGCTTAAAGTCTTCGGATTTCATCAAACTATCAATCCACTCATCCGGATCCTTGAAAGTCTCCCACATTGTCCGAATCTCGCTCTCGTCAAATGTATTAAAGAGTTCGTCACTCTCATTATCCGGATGCCAACCACCAAAGATAAGATCCGTTAGAAGAGAGATTTCTTCTTCGTGAATACCAGGCTTCTGAAAGCTAGATACATCTCCAATATCTTCATTATTAAAGTCGGACATTATTCCTCCAACGGTTCGTCATCATCACCCTCTTCTTGTAAACTAATAATTGTCCCTGCTATTGCTTCTATTAAGCTATCTAAAAACGATACAAGTTCTGGGGACTGTAATAAATCGTCTACAATTCGCTCGGATGTTCGTGAGTGTATCGCCTGTATAATAATTTCTCGTTGCTCTTTTGTATAATCATAAGCAAGGCAAGATCGAAGTATCTCTGGATCTATATTAAGATAGATATCCTGAATTGTACTAAGAAGATTTTTAGAAATCTCTGCATCTATACGCGGAGCGTCAAATGACGAAACGTCGCCAGTATCCTCTAGGTCACTCATAACCCGTCCTCCTCTAATGAGAACTCCATAGCGGTACAGATGAGGTCTATCAATCCGTCTAGAATCTGCTCTGCTGCGCCGTTTGTCATTAGCTCATCAATAACATCCTGCCGATTGGTATCCAATAGGGCTACTATTCGCTCTTGCTTATCGGCGTAGGTAGACTGTATAGCATCGAAAAATACGTACGGGTCCTGACCTATGAATAAGTCATCTATCAAGGATTTGGTAAGGTCCGTAGCTTCCGGATTCTTAGATTGTTGAAGATCTGAGATATCCCCTTCAGCCTCAAATTCATCGCTCATTATTTGTCTCCTTTAATGGAGTGCTTTTTAACTGGCTTCGATGTCAAATTGCGAACATCATACTCAGATACGTGATCCATATAGTGATGAATCTCTTCAAGTGTCATCTCATCGAAGTCTCGTGTAGTCGGACAAAGAGCTAAAGTTAGCAAGTTGTCCTGATTCTCATAATGATCCTTGATAAACTTGAGCCCTTCGAGCCCACCTCGATCCTGATCGAACAGTACATGAAGCTTTTTGTCTTTTAGAATGCGAGTATGATACGGACTGAGGCGCACCATCGAAGGGCTGATTACGTTCTTGTACCCTGCGCGAAGTAGAGCCATAGCATCTGTGACGCCCTCTACCATAATCAACTCATCATTCTCTTCTACTGTTTTGAAATTGAATAGATAGGACCAGGAGAATGGATTGTAGAACTTGTACATGTTCTTAAGAGACTTCTCATTCTTTTTATAGTGTAGGATTCGGAAAACGATTCCTCGGCACACACCGTTAGAATCGAACGATGGACAGCTAACTGCATGCCCGCTTCCATAGAGACGTTCCGCAGTCCTAATCTGGTCATACATAGAATGAAAAGCCTGTTGGACATAGATTGGATTATACTTCTTTGCTAATTGAGGAAAGAAATAGAAATCATTTTCGAACAGAAAGTCAGAAACGTACTCCCCAGGAGCCGAGATCGGCGGAAGCCAGAGACTGTTATCTCCGAGTTGATATTCTACAATTTGAGCATCTGTAATGCCGCGGCTATACCAAAACTCTCTACCCGTTTTAGACATCATAAGATGTAGGTGATGCGCGATGTCCGTAAAAATAGCATTGAGCTCAGCCTGTACTCCATCAGGGTTAGCTACCAGAGGCTCTCCGACTAGTTCAAGAATCTTATTTCTGAATTCTATGTCGAAGAGCTGGTTTAGGTGTTCTAAGAAGATCTTAGGATCTACTTTATACATTTTCTCTAGGAGGCTTTTCTCCTCCACTCCGATGTATGTAAAGTAAATCAGATCATTCAAAATATTCATTTTACGTCCTTTTCCATTTTATGCGCGATTGCGAAGGAACTCTCGAACTTCCTTCTTTACGAACGGCGTGATATCCTCTTCAGCGTCCATTATTTCTTTTGCTTCCTCTACGTTGATACAAGTAGATATAGCACCAGATACTTCTCCATCTTCAGCTAATTCGTCGGAGTCATATCCAATCTGAATAACTTCTTCAAGAAGATATTCGAGAACATCCTCGTCAATACCACCCTTAGCAATGCTGCCATTATAGAAGATATTACTAAAAAGGGATATAGCAGGACCGCCAGTCGGGCCCCAACCATCTCTGGTACGCAGCAGCTTTCGAACATCCTCTCGAGTAATCTTCTTATGCGGAGAACCGACAGCGTCCGGAAACCTTTCAGGATCTGGGTCCTTACCACACCACCAAGCTTCGAAAGCTCCGCTTCCATACGGGATAAGAGTCATTGCCCGGGTATTGATTTCATTAAATTCTTCATCAAATATCTGTAAAGCGGTTACGTAATTTGGAGCTTTAAGAATTTCTAGTACAGCCGGAGGAGCTGCTGGCTCTGGATAGTTGCTAACATCTCCCTGCTCTTCTTCTTCATTATCTTCAATTCCGATATTCTTAGCTGGGCTGTCTGTACTGATATACCCAGACACCGGGTTCGTGTAGTACGGCTTCTCCGTAATATACCCCGATTCCGGATCTATGTCGATATCTGATTCTTCGAATCGATATTCTCGAAGAGCAGTTTCAATAAGATATGCCTGAGCTTTCTTATTACCACCTCTAGCAGCTTCGAGGAGCTCGTCCTCTCCATCCTCAGAGAAAAACTCTTCAAGGGCCTTTTGGATGATACCGTTAGCATCAATACCTTCTAGACTGCCTGAGCGATTTTTACGAGTTTGAGGAATACCAGCTTCAACAAGATCCTGATTATCTTCTCCGTTTGGATCGGCCCCCGATACAGCCCAGCGAACTAGGGCTTCAAATGCATCAGCATCAAAGCCTCTTGAAATACTTCCATTATAGAATACATTGAAGAATAGACTGCTAAGACTGTCCGGGTCTGTTTCCTCAAGAGTGCGGATATCCTGTAATGTAATTCTACGCTGCGGAGACGGAACTAGAATATCTGGGTCCTGCGAGGAGCCCGTCCACCAACTTTCAAATGCTCCGTTTCCAGTAGGAACGTAAATCTCATCAGTCTCTTCATCCCAGAGCTCTCTGTTTTCATACGCAGCGTCGAGTCTCTTCAAAGCTTCTACGTAACTAGCAGCTCCACCGATTCCCCCAGCTACCTTATTTAGAAATTGAGGCTCCTCGAAGCTAGAAACATCACCTTCAGTTTCCTCTTCATCCTTGAGGTTTGCTTCGTGCCATCTCTTTCTCTTTTCCTGAGGCTGGAAAGTCTCTAGCTCACGACGCTTGTTCTTTTGGGATAGCTCGGCCCACTTTTGTTTAATACCTTCTATACCCTGAGCGACCATTCTGCCAGGAGGAAGTTGTCGATCTCCGTTCATCGACCCATCAAGTATCTCACTAAGGTATTCTCCGTAATCGAGGTTGCGAAATGCTACAGCCTGTCTAACAATTTCTTCCAGAGCATCTTCGGTTAAACCGGTATCGATGCTGTGGTTATAGAACATGTTAGATAGGAAGCTGAAGACTTCTTCGGGTTCATCCTTAGCAAGGTTCTTAATATCCTGGCCTGTAATCTGCTTGTGCGGACTAGGAAAGGCATCATCAATATGTCTACCGTACCCAGAAGAGCCCGTCCACCACCCTTCAAAAGCGCCAGCGCCAAAAGGAATACCGCCGTCGACGATAACTTCCGGGTCTGAGTTGTACATGTCCTTGAAGATCTTCCAAGCGTCGTAGTAACTTGATTGGTTTGTAAGTAGTTGGGAGAACTTAGCTCGGCTAGGCTCCTCGAATTTAGAAGACATGTCGAAGCCCTCAGCCTCGGGCTCCTCTTCTATCATATCTTCAACTACCGGGTCCTCTTTGATATACCCAGAAACCGGGTCTATTTCATTAGCTTCTCGCCACGTCTTTGGCTCCATTGTTATACTCTCCTTCTATGAGACTTTACATCTGCTATAGCTTTCTTAATTAGGGCTTCCTGCTTAGCAGGGTCTTCAGCTATGCTCGCGACAATCTTACGTTCTTTAACTGCTTGTGGAGTATTATTTTGAGAAAGGATTAGATCTTTAACATCCTGGCTCATCTGGGCTGCAAAGGGGCCATCTAGAAAGTCTACCATGTCCTTTTGGAATCCTAGTAATCTACGAATTGATGGTTTCTTTTCCGGGCTGCGCATGATTGCTTTACAGATAGCTTCCATTATAGTAGGGTCTAGCTCGCTTAGAGAGTGATTGTAAAATATGTTTGAGAATAATCCGAAGATCTCAAATGGTTCCTCTTTTTCTAGCTTCTCGATATCTTGAACCGTAATTTGTCCAAACGGAGATGGCCATTCATTAGCTCCCTGATCGTCTAAACCTAGCCACCAGCGTTCAAATTGCCCGTATCCGCTAGGTATAACAGGAGCATATGTATCCTGATCCGGATCAAGAGAGTTATTGATTTCCATAAGCTCTTCAAACTTGTCATCAAAAAGCTTCCAGGCATCAAAATATGTAGGGCTCGATGCTATCTGCTCAGGCAGGATAGTTCTGCTCGGGCGATCAAACGACTCGACGTTACCCGTATCCTCTTCTTCGTCTACGCTCTCGTGAATACGTTTAAGTATGTAGTTTTTTGGATAATCAGGATGAGGAACTAAGGCCTCTACATTAAGAAGAGTATTGAAAATCTCTTCGCCCTTAGCTTGCGGAAGTTGTCTGATCTCTCCGGTTTGCGTATTGATAAGGTTGATAACGGTGACTAGATCACCATAACGACGCACTTGATCAGGCTCTAATAACCATCCGGGTTCTCGTAAAACGTCAATTACATCTCGAAATAGTGCAGGAAGTTTTGCAGGTAATAAATTGAGCGGAAATGGCTTGAGTGCTCTTACCTTACGCATATCTGATACAGGCTCGTCTTCTTCATTCACGGCTTCCGAAATATTCTCCTTCTTAAGACGATATGAATAACCTTGTAATCGCGAGCTTTCTCCTTGATTCCATTTGAGTACTTTGATCTCGTCATTAAGGTACCGGAATAAACGAGCTGGACGCTTAGTAATTTTTTCCTTAGAGGTACAGAGCCCGCTTCGTGTACACGTCTTAAGTACCAAGTAATCTACTGTCCAGTTACCTTCAGAACGCCAATAAACGATAAGTTCATTACTAGGTTCACGGAGAATATCTAATACATGGAGAAGCTGTTGTCGAAGTTCTGGATCTAGGTTTGGAGAGACTCTATTGAACGGGTACGGCTGGAGATCGGGTGGAATCTCAGACGGGCCTTCTTCCTCATCTGTACTTTCTTGAATCGGTTTTTTGGCTAACTCGTATGTCTCTGCGTACTCATCCCAGTGTAAAAGGTGAGCATCGGTCAAGAAGTTCATAATCTCATTAGCACCCTGCCAATCGGAGACTCTGAGAATCGCGCTATCGGGTTCGATATCGATACTAGCCACATCGTAGTAAACGAGTTTGCCCTTAGGTGCATACGGGGAGAGCACTCCGGCTCCACGAGCTAGAATATCTAACGTGCGCATAAGGAGCTTTCGGAGTTCCGGATACCGAGGTTCATCACGACCAAAGGTTTCCGGAACTCGATTATACGGATATGGAACGAGATCAAAAGGTACCTCGCTCGATACCTCCTCGTCCTCCATATCGTCCAATTGCTTCATGTCTCCCCCGAGTATCAATCTATTGACTAATTAGTCGCATAGTACGCCATCCTTCAATATACCGAAAGTGTTTGTAGAGACTAACCTTTCTACAGTTCCCCACATCCTCAGTAACTGAGGTTCTTAGGCGGTATATAAAAACATCTTTATCATAAAAATAAGAAGAATAGGCGCACCAAGATTAAGAGGAGATTCGATGACGTCTGCTGAGCATACCAAGTTTCGTTCTACTAAGATTTGGAAAGAGTTTCGAAAAAGTATTATACAAACCCGAGGAGCAATTTGTGAATGCTGTGGAACAAGGTATTCCGGAAAGAGAACCAAGCAGCTTCAAATACATCATAAAGATCCGGTCAATTATACAGATTTGAACCCTGAGAAGTTCGTTATTTTAGATTCCAGTTGCCATGATCTTATTGAAAGAATGTCCACTAAATTAAAGGGTTCGCGGTCAGGGGATATCCCCCACTTGGAGAATTGGATTAGACTTCTCTATACTTTTCTACCGTATGAAACTCAAAGGATAGTGGTTGAGAAATATGATGATTATCTATCAAGCAAGATGCCTGACGAGTGGAAAGATTTATGTAGGACAAACGAAAACGAGCCTTGAAGAACGTAGGTGCAGGCACGAATATAATGCATTTTCAAAGAATATGCAAACCTACTTTTATAGAGCGTTAAGAAAGTATGGAAAAGATGATTTCGAATGGTCTATAATTTATGAGGCAAGCGAATTAGAGGATTTAGATGTACTCGAAATTCAATTTATAGAGAGTCTAAATACGCTTGTACCTAATGGATATAATCTTACGAAGGGCGGCGACGGTGGAGACACTTTTTCTAGACTTTCTTCTGAAGAACAAGATCAAAAACGAAGGAAAATGAGTTTAGCTAGTACAGGACGTCGCGCTATTACTACGTTAGGTAGACAAAGATTAAGAGAGAATATGTTAAAAAATAATCCGATGAAGAGAGAAGAGGTTCGAAGAAAGGTAAGTGAACATCATGCTGATGTATCTGGAGAAAATAATCCCATGTATGGAAAAACACATACGGATGAAGTAAAAAAGAAGCTTTCGATTTTAGCAACCGGAAGAGTACCATCAGATGATGTTCGAGCGCTTTGGTCTCGACAACGCTCAGGAGCAGGTAATCCAAAAGCACATCCAATTCGATGTGTAGAGACGGGAGAAGTATTTTCTCACATCAAAGAAGCTCTTTCGAGGTATGGGCAAATTAGTATTTCAAGAGCAATACGAGAAAAGAAAACTGCTGGTGGTTATCACTGGGAGAGAATCACAAAAGAAGAATACGAGAGTATACTATAATAGGAGTAAATTATGCATGCAGACTATAAATGTGAATGCGGAGAGCTGCTTGAAGTTACGTTCTCTATAAAGGATGGGCCGCCGAAGGAAGTTAATTGTCCAAAGTGCAAGAAAGCCATGCAGCGCGAGTGGAAGTCTGCAATTCATATTCCTCTAGACTTCGCGGACGATCTCACTACGAGCATTAGTCAGCGCATGTTTCATGCAAAGCGCCCTACAGGAAAAGACAAGGTCTACTACTAACTAAGGTAAGAAGGTGCCTGAATAATGGATTCAACACGACTGCGCGAAGGCGTAACTACATATCTAAGCTCTGCCTTTCCTCAATCTCAGATAGCGCGACAAGGCTTTATGGGTCGTCTATCGTCTCTTTGGGGATGGAGAGCTAGCTCTGCTCAAGATTCTCAGACAAAGTTATCAAAGAAGGCCGGCGTTCAGTTTGTTCGTGTTGATCCGAACAATAAGTCAATGCGGGAGCTTGATGCCAAACTAGGAGCGCTTTTCCAGAACGTTCCTCTTTCCGACCGACTTGAAAAGCTCTTCGAAGCATGGCTTCGCGATAGTACGAATGGATACGATGATCTTCGAGATCGTCAGAAGCGTATTAACGAGCTCAACTTCATGTACTATAATGATCCGTTTATTAGCCGCGTCGTTCAGCTTGTAGCTGATGAAGCCACGCAGCTCGATGTTCAGGATCGTCTCCTTTCCGTAGAGAGCCCTGACCCGCGAATGGCTGAGCGAATCTATCAGCTCCTCGATATGTGGGGCATCAATCAGCAGCGCATCCATGGCATGTGCTTCGATTTGGAGCTTTGCGGTGAAGGTTTCTGGGCTAATAAGATTACAGCGAACGGCGTTGAGAAGATCATTCCTCTTCAGGTAGGGCAGATCCTCGAACGCCTTGAGTTCAATCCTACAAAGGTAGCTGAGGAGATCAGAGCACGCCAGGGATCGATCATGACAATGATCAATCGCGATGCTAAGCTCCAGATGCTCTTACAGTCCTTCGAAGAGCTGCAGGTCACAGAAAACTTCGCAGAGATGTTCGAGACAAAGCTTTTTGGTTACGTTATCGATAACGAAACAGTTGTCCCGCCGTGGACGGTTACGCACTTCCGTCTAAATGCCGATCACTCAGAATTTTATCCATATGGACGCCCGCACCTCCTAGCAGCCCTAGCACCATTCAAGCAAGCTGCTTCGACAATGACGCTCCAGTCTCTTGCACGTATCCTCTCCTTCCCCGTAACGCTCTATAAGGTTAAGACGGCACAGGGAATGGATACTGCAATGGTCTGGGACCACGTCAACAGCGTTCGAGAGCAGTATGACAACATCGGTGTTAATCCCGTTGCCGGTCAGTCTGAGGTCTACTCAGTTAACACCAAGATTTGGATTCCAGATGGTCTACTCGAAGTAGATGTCAAGGAGTCTAAGGCCGATATCGACTTCGTAGGCGACCTCGAAATGTACATCGATCGTATCTGTATCGCGTCTGGTGTACCGAAAGGTTATCTCGTCCAGGAGTGGGGCGGGTTTGGTGCTAGCGCAGTTTCCTTAACTGAGCAGTTCAAGCCGTTCGCTCGCCACGTCTATACCATTCAGGCTTCCTTCCTCGAAGGTCTAGCTGATTTGATTCGCCTACACTTCGTTATTACTGGTGAGTTTGATTACACTACACCGTTTACACTCTCTATGCGCTTCCCGGCCGAAGAAATGTCCGAAGATAAGCGCAATGCTCGTCAAGGATCTATAGATCTCGCTAAAGATGTCATGGAGCTTATCGGTACTGCAATGGGTGTAAGTGATGAAGAGCCTCTACCGCCAGATGTCGTTAAGGATATCATGGCCAAATACACCTTCCTTGATCCTACTGACGTCCTTAAGTGGACAAAGCAAGTAGGTGATCAGGTTCTTATTGCTAAGTCCCGCAGCGGGGACGACGACGAAGAAGGCGGAGGTGGTTCTTCCAGCGGAGGCGGCTCCAGTGGCGGCGGCGGAGGCCTCGATGAGCTAGAAGATATGCTCGGCACCGAAGGTGGCGAGGATATCGGCGGAGGCGATGAAGGTGGTGGGGAAACTACAGAAGAGAGTATGCGCCGTTCCCGCCGATTCGCCTTGAACAGAATTCGAGAAGCTCGCTTTAAGGAACTTCGAATGCGCTACCGGGAAGTAAAGGATGATCTATACTTTAAGATACTCCGACAGAACAATATTACAGAGTTTACGCGTAACAAGCGCCACGTTATGCTAGCTAAAAATATTCATTATTCTCAGGAACCGATGTTTGAGACGCTGAATGCTTGGAGAGAGTATCAGAAGACGGGCAAGGGTCCTGCTAAGATGAAGACACTTCACGAAACGCTAGTAGCTATGAAATTAGAAGATGCTACGCCGAACGCCGGAGATATGAAGTTTGAAAATATCAAGGCAGACATGTCCAAGGAGCGCGCACATCTCGAAGAAGACGTTCCGGGCCCGAGGAATGAGAGTTGGACCGAACATCTAACAGAAGATCTCAGCGACGGGTTTAATGACGTTGAGTCTCAGGAGGCCGCAGTAGATGATAGCGGGGATTTAGTACAAGAAGGGGATAGATAATGGCTATTTCAACTGCTATTCAGACCAGCGGCGCAACTATACAATTTGGAACAGTCAGCGGTTCCGCATTTACTGCTGGTAATATTAGAATTAAGGGATCAGCTACCGTAGACGGTCAGCTAGATATCAATTCTTCTGCTGCACTCGCTGTGACTGCTTCCGTACTGGCCGTCACAGCTTCTGGAGCGGTAGGCATCACATCCTCTAAGCCTATTCAAGCAGCGTCGTCCGCGGTGATTGGTGGCTCCGGCGGAGTTCTCCCCGCTACGTCCGGATCGCTTTCTGCAGGAGGTGGACTCCTCGTTAAAGATGAGACATCTGGTAAGAATTGGTTCCTCCACGTACACGCAGATCGTATTAGGTTGTTCGACGGGGTATCGACAGAGCTAGTCTTTACCACTCCGGCTGATTCCATAGCCCAGGCTACCAATGCTCTCGCCTGCTCAGGTAACGCCGCAACCGCTACTCTTGCTGCAGCAGCTACAAAACTTGCAACAGCTCGAACGATTGGTGGGGTCAGCTTTGATGGGACAGCAAACATCAATCTCCCTGGCGTTAACACATCCGGTAATCAGAATACCTCAGGAAATGCCGCTACTGCGACACTAGCTGCTACAGCTACTACAGCAACAAATGCTCTTGCATGTTCCGGTAATGCCGCTACTGCGACACTAGCTGCTACAGCTACTACAGCAACAAATGCTCTTGCATGTTCCGGTAATGCCGCTACTGCGACACTAGCTGCTACAGCTACGATTAGCTACAATAATAGATCAGCAGCTAACTACCAGATCTTATTTGGCTCCGGTGTCGGGCTATATGCTTCAGACCTTGTAACAATGAATCCCAGCACAGGAACAATCACAACTACAAATATTAGCGGAGCAGGCCGAGGAGGAATAATTTCCGGCTTCAGTAAAGTCTATAATGCTGTTTGGAATGATTATGCCGACTATATTTCTCTTGAAGGGCCAATTCCAATAATTCCAGGCCGGGTCTATTCGTACAACGGGCACTTTCATCAGATAGCCTCGTCGTATGCTGAGATGGGAGTAATCGGTATCTGTTCCGATACTTTCAGCTTTGTTGCAGGTCATAAAGAAGATGAATTCCAAGTACCAATTGCAGTCTGCGGATTCGTCTTAGCTTACGTTGATAAAGTCTATCCGTCAGGGACTCCACTCACGTCAGCCACCGACGGTGGGCTAACCGAGATGACTCTAGAAACCAAAATGAAGTTCCCGGAGCGTTTGCTAGCTACTTTTTATAAAGAAGAGAGAAGCACCGCTTGGTACGGAATAGAGGTTAATGGACGGCACTGGGTTCAAGTTCGCTAATTTTTCCGTATATTATAAGTCTCTATAAGGAGTTGCTATGGACCTGCGACACAATATTACTATATGCACTCGATGCAAGAAGCCCCTAACAGGCTTGAAGTACTACATCTCGTTAAAGATGGACGCACTAAAAGAAAAGGAAAGCGGGGCTTGGGAAACAATACCCACTCTCGACCTAACTACAAATGAGGTGGTTTGTGACACTTGCTTTGAAACATTCTCGCAAGCCATAATTGCAGGTATGTCGCAGGAGAAGGCCGATGAGTCTTCAGCGTCCTGAGGAACTGGGGATAACTCAGTTCGAACTTGTAGTAACCGAAAACTGCAATTCGAAGTGTACATACTGCTTCGATAACTATTTCGCCGGACAGCGCATTAACACAAAGGATCCTACTCGTTGGATGCAACCGGAGCTTATTCCAGACCTGATCAAGTTTATGGATAAGACCTGCGCTGATCCAAAGCAGGAAAAGCGTCTCAACATTCACTATATCGGCGGCGAACCTCTCATGAATTTTGAATTTATGAAAGCAAGTGTCCCGGCATTCAGAGAGCACTTTGGCCCACGCGTAACGTTTTCTATCAACACAAATATCCTACTCATCACAGATGAGATTCTAGAGATGTTTGTAAAGTACAACTTCAATATCACGACATCTATCGATGGAGGCCGAGAGTCCCATAACGCTCACCGAGGAAACTGGGAGAAGGTAATTGAGAACCTGATACGTATCAAAGCAGCTTTTCTTGATGCTAAGGGTCCGGGAGCCGATGTAGCTGCCATCGGAGCAGTGTTTGTTGTTAGTGCCGATCGATCCGATTATGTCGTCGAGGATTATAGAACTCTTTCCAAGTTCTGCAATTGTCGTATTAACCTTAATGCCGAGGATCCGCTCTGGACCGACCAAAAGGTAGACGATGTCTGCAACGCAATTCGTACAATCGCCGCTACTACACCAGATTTCTTTTCAGGAGATCTCGTCGGTGGATTTGAGCCTAAGTATTGGACAGCAATAGAGGGCAATGGAAGTCCATTCTTCTGTCACACGCCGATACATAATGTAACAATCAATCCGATGGGTAAGCTATTTTTCTGCCACAGACTTACTCCAAAGTCCTATGAATTTACTCCAGAGTTTTCGGAATTCTATGGTGATATTTACCAGGGATATTATAACACCGACTACTACACCAGCATGATAGAATGTCGTGTTGGGGGATCTAACATGTTCGAGGATTGTAAAACATGTAAATACGTTAATATGTGTCGGCAGAATTGCCGTGCAGTACACATTGCTAACGGCGGTAAAGTTAATAAAATCATGTGTAAGTATATTCAAACGTACTTCGATCTTCTAGAACAACACTACGGTCGGGCACTAAATAGGAAGCCTAATAGAGGAGATCTCAATGCCAACCTGTGCACCTAACTATTTAAACGTCGGATATAAGGAATATTTTAACGCCACCGGAGCAAATTGTCAGCAGTACACAAATGGTGGCGGAAACGCTTGTGTTCAATATTGCCCTGCGAACGCAACTACCTACAACAGATACGGAAATGCTTATACTCCAGCCTGTACAGAGGCTCGCTGCGCTCAATCATATATAAACGCCTTTGACGATTGCGCGCAGTACTACAACTATTCAAACTATCTGAATTATACGCGAAACGTTTCTGGAGCCGGAGCGTATTCTCTTGGACTTAATACTACACTTATCGATAGTGTTACGACTGTAGACGCTACTGCTATCAGCGCAATTAAGCATATGCGAGATAAGCTAGTAGAGCTCGTTAACAATAAGCCCCAGCAATCTACAGTTCCTGAAACCGGGCTTACTGCAGTCTCTGATGCTACTTTTGACGACGGCAACCCGTCGACGATAGAGAAAACTGCCGCAGCCCAGTACAATGCTCTTCAATCTAAGTTTGCCGCTCTCCGGAATGCCATCAATACCGGGGTAGCCGTTAGTTCAACTCAAGTCGCACCCGGGGATACTCTTACTAAGAACCACCTAACAGCTTTGAAAACAGATCTAACAAACTTAGCGGCTGCCTGTTATCAGACATACGCTAATCAGCAAGTAGGTGCAGGGTACGCTAACGCCAACAGTGCATATACTCGCGCTGTTTATGGCGCTTCGGTTGCGTACACAAATGCATACTGCGCAGAGTATATCTGTACCAACACGGGCTCCGGCTGCGGGCAATACAATTACTCGGATTATTCCAATTGTACGAATACATTGAGTTGCGGCAACTGCCGAAATTCGGGTCACTATAACTATAGTAATTACTCGAATCATGCAAATCATTCAAATCATTCGAATTATTCAAATGTTTGCAGAAGAGATTACTAAAGAGGTAGTGAGATATGCCATCCTGTGCACCAAACTATGCTAACGTAGGCTACAAAGAATACTTTAATGCCGCGGCTCCGGGAGTACAATACTCGAATTATGCAAATCTGTGTATACAGACATACTGTGCAGACTCTCGTGTAGCCTACTACGGTAACACAGGAGCTGGTGGCGGAGGTATATGTAACCAAGGTGTATGCTATCAAACCTGTACGAACTTCAATCAGTACGGTACCACGTACCCAGCAAATAAAGATGACTGCTCTCAGTATTCTAATTATAGTAACTGTACAAATTATGCCCGAAACGGTGGCGGAGCGGGCACAGTTCTTCCTGCACTCAGCCTCGATCAGTCTGTCATTGATGGAATAACAGACATACCAACGTCAATTACAGCTGTAACCCATCTTCGAGATAAGTTAGCAACCTTAATTAGCCTTAAGCTAAGACAGGACACGGTCGACGACGCGATGCCTTCGACGATCAGCGATGCTACGTTTAATGATAGTAACTCAGCTACTGCTGAAATAACTCTAGCTACTCAGTATAATGCTCTGAAAACTAAAATGGACGCTTTTTGGAATGCATTAAAGGCTGGAGGAACTACTCTCACTACTCCTAGCTCGGATGCGGTAAAATCTTCTGGAGATACCCTTTTTAAGAATAGTATACTGGCTCTTAAAACGGATCTGGTGACTATAGCAAATGCATGCTCGCAGACATACGCTAACTATCAGAATGGTTACGCAGCTGTTCTTGCTGATACCTATACGAATAGCGTCGCTACATATACTAGAACGACAGTGTATAGAGATGCGTTCTGTAGCCAGTTAGTTTGCACAAACACAGGTGGCGGTTGCGGCCAGTACAATTATTCGAATTATAATAATTGTACAAATACTGTCTGGCACAACCGATACATGAATACTCAGGATTGTTGGAATTACGCTAATCACAGTAACCATTCGAACCATTCAAATTATCGCGATACCTGTAGACGAGATAACTAACTAAGAGGAGAATAGCATGACTTGTGAACTACAGTGGGATATTAAAGCTCAGGCTTTTAAGGGTATAGCCCAATTTACATATGCAGAGGACCCATCTAATCTTCCATTTGACGAACACGGATTCTACTATGGCGTTAAGTATGGATTTGATGGAGTAGTTACCGAGCGGTATTACGCTCTTCAACCCGGGGATATCTTCGTGAACGAGGATGCAGAAGATCCGGACCGTATCACTACCTTTAAGAGTATCACTAGGCGTACAGTGACTCCTACCGATTTCTACATATCCTATAGGTCCCGACCCTTTACTTATCTAGATAATCATCCAGAGATTCAGGTGGATAGCAGGCTTCTCGCTGCAGCAAACGGTCTCGGAATTCGGTATAACGCAGAATCGAAGGAAACTCTCGTATACTATGTACATGCTGTAGATCCTCGATGTCGGATGTTGATTGAGGGAACAGACGATGCGGCTTATCTGCGAGAAGATGCGGATTTCTTAAAGTTTACTCAAGAGCAAGCCGCTGCATTAACAGAATTCAAGTCTGCCGCAGGCGTTTCGTTCCACGGATTTGGAATAACCCATCTTGCAGAGATTATTATTGTTCCAGGTATTTATCGATATGTAGCTTTTTGGAACAACGATATTCTAAAGGATTATCTTAATTTCTGGGAGGGAGAGTATGCACTTCCTGGTCAGATTTTCAACGTGTAAGGAGTCGAAATGTTCCAGTTTAATAATCAACTCGTCTTAAAGGTAACGAAGGGTTGCAATCTTCGTTGTGAGTACTGCTATGTAATGAATAAGGACCTTCATGAAGGTCAGTTTATAGATTTTGAGCTCTATAAAAAAATTATTGATGCTGTTGTTCTAGATAGACTTAAGTCTACTCAAGGTAAGAATGAAGACTTTAATTTAACCTTTCATGGTGGCGAGCCTACCACTATTAACAAAACTAGATTTTTCCAGATGTGTGAGTATGCCCGGGATAAGTTTTTCAAAGCCGGGCTTCATTTGTCGCTATCTATTCAAACAAACCTCACCCTCATCGATGAGGAGTGGTGCCAGCTTTTTAACCGCTTTAATGTAGCTGTCGGAGCTAGTTGGGACGGAACTGGACCGGCTAACGAAGCTCGTACAGACAAGTCTGAAGACTTCTATCATGAGAAGACTCAGATGTTTAAGAAGTATAATGTTCAGCACGGGTTTCTACTCGTAGTAAATCGGCATAGTGTAGACTATATCCCAGAGTCGCTAGAGATCCTAAAAAACAAATTCCATAAAAACCAAGGTCGACTCAACTACGTAGAGGATGTGATTACTCCCTTTGGGCAACCGAGTAGTATAGAAGTACCTGGAAAGGAATTTTTTGAAAAGGTGACAAAAGCCCAGGTAGATCAGTTCATCGCTACCGGCCAGTGTTTTGATGGTAATATTACAAATAGCATAGAAAAGTTTATGATTGACTACCTGACGAATGTAGGTAGCTTGTACCCGGAAAACGGTAACTGCTACGTCAAGTATTGCGGCTCTGGAATCAACGTATTGGAAATGGACCCTGACGGTTCCGTTCTCTTTTGCGGCCGATACGGGGATGCTTATGAAGATGCCATTCTCATGCACGGGCTTGATGAAGACTTTCTCTCTATGAAGCAAATACTAAAACATCTAGAGTTTCAGAAAGCTAAGATTGCAGCAATGAAGCGATCTCATTGCGACGACTGCAAAGCTCAGAATATTTGTGACCACGGTTGCATGGCATATCACTATACGAAGCCGCAGGCGGACGGAACCCACAAGTGGGGTATTCGAAATGATCTAACGTGCGCTATGTTTAAGCCTCTATATGATTATATGTTTGAGCATGCTAACGATATTTTTGAGTCATATTTTAAGAACGACGTCGTCCCAGCCGGACAGACTCAACTTAGCCTACCAAAGTCTTCTAATTTCTATCCAGAGCTAAGTGTTTCTAAGATTCAAGATAGACTCCAGAAGTACGGGATAACAGTCGAAATTCGGGATTCGCGAATTATATTTAATGCACAGCGCCAGGGGTCATATGACCATACGGCTCATTGTTAGGAGACTCAATGTCGAACGTCATTCTTACTCATGCATGCAATAAAGGTTGTTCATACTGCTTTGCTCGTGAAACTCGCGACTCTCACGTAACTGTTGGAGCATGTGCAGACGATGTGCATATGTCAATGGAGATGTTTTCATCTATCCTTGACAAGCACGTAGCCAATCTGCCTCCGGGTCGAGCAGGTCAGGTTAAGCTTCTCGGTGGTGAGCCAACTCAGCATCCTAAATTCGACGAGATCCTTGCGCTCTGCTATGAGAGGAATATTGAAGTAACTCTGATCTCTAATTTTCTCTTCTCTAAGGAGAAGCGAGATATTATTCTAAAGTATCTTGAAGCGCGCCCCATGCATTTTCTTATCAACTCTACGGAGCTTGATCAGAAGAACCGTATGGAGATCTTCAAGGAAAACTATAATGAGATATATAAGTTTCTATATGCACGAAATGCTGAAGACAATATGTCGTGCGGGCTGACGCTTGATCAGGATGTAGGAATTGAATATTACATAAACTATATTGATTACTTGAAGGATAACCTCATCGCAATTGAGCATATGCGAGTAAGCTTATCCTTCCCTGGCGATACGGATAAGAAGAATCAGTTTTTCTTTATTAACAATACTAAGCTTGGCGATAGCTTGGTGTTCATTACAAAGAAGCTTCTAGATGCTAATATCCCAGCTAACCTCGATTGTATTAACTTCCCGTGTATGTACGAGTCTAAAGAAGAGTCTAAGTTTGTAAAGAAATTCTTAGCTGGATCAGATAAGTATATCTGCGGAACCGGTCCCGGCCCTACGGACTATATGCCCGACGGAACAGCCATCTATTGCTATCCAAATGCTAACACCGTAGTAGACGCTACTAGACTAAAGTCCGATACCGCAGTTCAGGAATCTCTTCGTATGAAATACCAGATTGCTAGAGCTACTCTAGTACTACCCGATGCCTGTCAGGAATGTAATGCTAGAAAGGCTGGGCAGTGCGACGGCCCCTGCTTAGGTTTCTTTAGTTATGATAAGATCTGATGTTAATTTAACATATGTTACACTTCTGGTTACAGAGAACTGCAATCAGAAGTGTACGTACTGTTATGATAACTTTTTTGCAGGCGAGCGTGTTAACAGTGATAAGCCAGATGCCTGGCTATCTGTAGATATGCTTCCGAGTATTGTATCTTTTGTAGACAGCCACAGAGACAAATCTAAACCTATCCGATTTCATTATATCGGTGGCGAACCTCTTTTGAATTTCGAATTTGTCAAAACCAGCGCTAAGCAGCTGTTCTTACATTACGGTCCGTCTACAAAATTCTATATCAATACTAATCTTACTATCCTAACAGACGAGATGATTGATACTTTTGTAAAGTACCACTTTACAGTTACCACGTCGATAGATGGTCGTAGAGAGGCTCACAATAGGTATAGAGCAAATTGGGATCTCGTAATTCAAAATCTGATCCGACTAACAACGCGGTATATAGAAGCTTTCGGGCCTGATCATAATAGTATCCGGTCTAACTGCGTAGTTAGCGCTGCTAACGTGTCGACTCTATTAGAAGATTTTTTAGCAATCAATCGTTTTTGTCCATTACAGCATCTAGACTTCAATGCAGAGGACCCGGACTGGACTCCAAACAAGCTAGAGGAATTAAAGAGAGTTATTCAAACTATTGCAAGGTTAGTCCCGAGCTTCTTAAACGAGAACGGGGTGTATCAATCCGCAGTTAAGGCTCAAACAGATTCTAAGTATTGCTGTAACCCTCATAGAACAGTAACAATAGGTCCCAGGGGTCGTCTTTACTTTTGCCACCGCCTCGTTCCTAAGTCCTATGTATTCACTCCCGGTTTCACAGAGTACTACGGAGATATATATGCCGACTACTCTAATACAGAGTATTTCGAACGAATGGATACGTACGAGAAAAATATAGGTCCCGAGTGTGCCGCTTGTAAATATCTTAAGTACTGCAAAGGTGGCTGCAGAGCCTTAGATTGTAGTCCGAATCCGTTACCGAAAGGTATTGGGGTTCACCCAGATTGTACGTACCAGGGTATCATCTACGACATATACGAAGAACTTAATAGTAAGTCTCTTAGTTCAGAATCCTTACCGTCTTCACCGGCGCCATAGCAGAATTTGCAACCTGCTGTAAATTCTCTATTCCAGATTTGATGAGCTATATCGCGAGTGCGTTCTGTACCTAGCATTTCAAGCACCGGGGTACTGAACGCATTCCCTATGTAAGTGCCATCTTCGCGTAGCGGCTGGCATACACAAAGCGAAACTTCTCCGGTAGTTAAGACAGATACTTGAAACGGGGAACAGTGTTCGAGTTTTGGAACAGTAGACCAATCCCGGATTGCGGGGTCTTGTAGAGACGGAAGACCTAGTCTTTCAAGGTAGTTCTCAAAGTCATATTCCGGGTCGATCAGCCATTTCATAAAGCCTTCAGAGTAGACATCGATAGTTGTACCAGACTGCATTTCCGGTACAACAGCAGGACCCATATTAGGATGATAGACGCGCTTAGCCTGCACCTGTGTTGGAGCGATAGCTTGGAGACGTCTATAGTTTTCGAGAGTAAGGTCAAGAAGAGACTGAGGGATTGCATAATCGCTAAAGTCAACCGCTACGTATTGAATTTTAGTTAGCGTGCGGAGGTTTTCATCTGTCAATTCTGTAGCTAAGTTAGTTGCGATATAGATGAGGTGAAACCCTGCCGTGGCGAGACGATCTACAATCTCAAAGAAGTTCGGATTCATTAAAGACTCGCCTGCGGGAATAAAGAAGATACCTAGTCGATCCTTATCGTGTTGATTCAGAACAATAAAGCGTTCGATATCGGGAACGGTCATTATGTGGGTACCGTGCTGAGCTACTCCGGGGATAATGCAGCAATGCGGACATCTCTTTTGACAGATACCATATACGGCGTGAAGGTTTATATTGATCATTTATGCCTCTACGAGATTACGAAGTAGCTCTTGAAACGTCGGATCATCCTCACGTCCACAGCCTTTGCAACCTTTACAGGGAGCGAGCTTCCGGTTGTAGACGACGTCGTATGCGCGCTTAGACTGTTCAGTTTTGAAGAGATCGAACAGCGGAGTAGTGAATGCGTTCCCTGCATTAAGCTCCTCATGTCCCAGCGGCATCAGTCCGCAGTACGCTACCATTCCGGTCGGGAGAACTACCACTTGGCTCGGAATACAAGTAGCGTCAGTTACATCGGTGCTGGTAAATATCATCTCTCGATTATTTACTATCGTAGGGTCGCTCGGATGAATATCGATCTGTTTGAGGTAGCGAAAATAATCGAACTTCGGCATTATATATTTGACCATGTCCCGAGAGAATATCTCCACCGGTTCCGGTTGTAAGTTTATGCGGGAAGCTATGCGATCAGGAAGGACATACGAGTCTCTCGGATGGTACACCTTCTTTAGATGCACGTTGCTATTCTTAGCGATTCCTACTAAACGCTCCCAGTTGCTCGCTACTAGATCAGATTGCCATCGGGGAACCCGATATGAGCTAATATCTACTGCGATGTCTTTAATTTTACTAAGAGTTTGGAGCTGTTCGTCGGTGAGATTAAGTGCAAGGTTAGTCGACATATGAAGGAGATTGAAGCCCGCTTCGTCTAGTGCATCTATAATTTTGAAGATATCCTTATTGATGAGAGGCTCTCCCATAGGAATTATGAGAATGAGAAACTTATCAGCGTGAGCTTTGTTCAGTCGAATGAATGCCTCAATATCGGATAGCGTAATGTACTGAGGCTCTGCATATTCTCGCATGTATGGGATAACACAGTGACAGCAAGGACGCTGGCATGCTCCGTATGTTAGATACAGATTAACTCGAATCATATAATATTAGTACTATACTACTCCGCACACAAAAAGAGAGCGGCTTGCGCCGCTCTCAGATGTCGATCCGTTTTGGGTTACTGGACGAACCAGTTGAAAACCAGAGCTCCGAGCCCCCAAGCCATCAGGTAGGCGAGGGTCTTGGCAGTCAGGCCGTAGAAGAGGTTGAGGAAGGGATGCTCCTCTTTCTCTTCCATCTTCGGGGACCTGGCCATCAGAACACCGACGATGTACAGAAGGCCGAACGCCTGCCAGAACGTGATCTGGAACCCGATGTCGGGAAGGTACATCGCCCAGAGCGAGGTGATGACCTTGGCTCCGAGGAGATCGACGGGCACTGCGAATAGCGCCACGAAGGCGATGGCTATCGGCACTCCGATGAGAACGCCTATCAGGGTGGATAGGGCAGACGCGTTGGATTTATCGGTCACTAGAAGTTCTCCTTTTGAAGGTTACTGAATTTCCCAGGGGAAAGAAGGCATCTCGTCTTTCTCATACGCAGCGTGGAACGTTGCCTTGAGATCGTTGAGGGTGACCCTCTTTTCGAAGAAGGCGTGAAGCCAGTGCGCCATGCGCTCGTTGACTTCAGGATCCGCATCGTGAATGCGCTCGGAGAGGACGTTCTCCTCTTCGGTCATCTCGTACGCTTCGTCCATAGATACTCCTTTAGAACCGAGGTACGTACTTATACATCCCGTTGTGACGCATCTTACGGTATACGTCGCAAACGATCGTCCCGCGCTGACTAGTCATAGGATAGACTCTTACCATATCGACGCCCTCGTCGACGAGTTCCCATTTTTGGTGTTTGAATAGGCTCACGATAGCTCCCTTGTGCATGTATCATATCAGAGTTCTCCATCGGGAGTCAAATAAAAAAGGATCCGTGTTAGTCGTAGTCAGTTTCGTCGTAAGATGCCGCGATGACGAAGGACTCTAGGAACTCCATGATGCGCTCCTCTACGATCTTGATGCGAGCCTGTTCGGGAACGACGTGGAAGTCGACATGGACAGAGGAGAGAAGAGCTGCTCAAGCGGAACGGGCTCGAGCTCTCTGGGTCGATCCGGAACATAGAGCGCGTGTATTAGCTACTCGTTCCGCCACTTGCGAAGCCCGTCTTGAAGCTCTTCCCCTCGATGAAAAAGAGAAGCGGCTAAAAGATAGAGAGAGATCAGCTCGGTGGAAGCGCGGGGACCCTATTCCAGAGGACAGTTATATCTATAAAAAGCCTCCTGAGTTTAGTCAAAAAGTCTCCGCAGCTCTAAAGGGTCGTCCTAAAACTGTGGAACATAAACAACATCTTTCAGAAGCCCGAAGAGCTAACCCGCGAGAATATTCTGATGCTGAACGACAAAGTAAATCTGCTAAAATGACTGGCCGTACTTGGATACATTTTGAAAAGACATCTAAGATGTGTACTCAAGAAAATCTGCCAGACTATCTTGCTGAAGGCTGGCAGATTGGTCGAGCTCCTAAATATCCCACTTCAAAAGGTAACGAGGGTTAATATATTTCATCGAAATGCTCGGATTGTCCTTAGCACGAAGAACGATACCCTCACGAACCTTGTCCGTGATGATGAATGTCCCCTCGGAGAGCTTTGCGACATCCTCCAACGTCTTGAGAGGAGGAACGTCGATGACCCATGGAACCATCTGGAACAGCTCGCAGTTGTCATCCTGGGTGAACGTGTCATCGAAGACGTGGCTGAGCTCATCGAGTACGAAGGCGATCTCGCTATTATCGAGACGCGTAGCGGTGTCGAGGTTCTGGACGGTGAAAACGAACAGCTTCACCTCAGTGAGGCCGATTCGGTTGCTCTGAATGCCAGGACCAGCCACCTCACCCTGAATGGCGAAGTTGGTCATCCTGCCAGTAGCAGCGTACTTACGCATGCGCTTCTCGATGTTGTACTTGCGAGCCATCTTCCAGAAGATGTTGCTCTCAGTATCCTTCAGCTCCTGGTTGCGGCTGCAAACTCCGAACTCTCCGTTGAAGAGGAAGTAGGTGCCGCTCGACCCGTCCATCTTGACAGTGACGTCGAACTCATGCTCAGCGAGCATCTTCTCGAGAACGTCCTGCTCGAACCCCTGAGCCCTCAGCTCATCAGTCTTCTCGATGAAGCCCGGGAATGGACCCTTGGTGTCGCCACCGATCTGAGCAGTCTCCGGAATCTCGTACTTGACGACTCCGAGAGCGTCAGTAACGTCGGCACCTTCGAGAAAACGATTTGCATCGATAGCATTCTGAGGAGGGTACTTAAGCACGTCTGCAAAGTCTTCCAGAGGCATACTGAGACCCTGGCTTACCTGGCCGCGGAGCTTGATAGTCTTGACACGGTAGTTGTAGGGTGCCATGAACTCGAAAATCGGAAGCTTCGGAAGAACCGAATCAACCTCGAAGTAGACGCGCCTATCGCCAGGCTGCGGATTGGTATCTTTGTTGGTGACGCAGACCCAACCCATCGACTCGAACGTGATCTTAACAATGCTGTCAGCGTTCGGGATAGGCTCGACCGTCTTAATAGTCCTGATTGTTGCTAACTTACGCTTAATATCCATATACCTTCCTTTTCCACCAGAGAGCCTACGCTCTCGTTAATAATATCAGAACGACTCTCTTGAAAGCAAAGCGAGGATGTATATTAGATATACTATAAGGAAGCAGCATGGTAGTACTTGACATAGATCAGGACTTTATGTTTAACTGTCCCTCTCAAACTAAGCGAATTGAAGACTATGTACGCCTATATTATCTTCGTGAAATCTTAGATCGCTTTAACGTAGGTAAGGGAACTCCGTATCGACTCTTTATTGATCACGATGAAGTTCTTTGGGATTGCCGCCAGCAAAACTATAGAAATATTGAACTTATACATGTTGATCGTCATGATGATATCCCGCTAGGTCCAAAGGCTATTAAGCATGATCAAGAGACAGGAAATAAACCTCATCTAGGTAATTGGATCTCTCATCTTATTGATGATGGTCGCTGCTCATATGTAGAGTGGATAGGACAGCATACTAAAGGAACGTACGAGATGGAGAGATTGGAAACTCCCTTTAATCACACTCCGTTTACGCTTTGTCAGTCTACTCTAGCCTCGACGCAATTTTCTAAGCCAATCGACTTAGTTTATTATACTGTAAGCCCGGGGTTCAGTCCTACGAATATAGATGTACTTGAATTTATATCGATCTTCTCTGGGTATAAGTTGGAACCGGGGTCTCAACTCTTTCTATAAAAATAAACCCGCCGAAGTTGGCGGGTTTCTTTTAAGTATATAGACAATGTAGGTTGTTATAGAGGACATGGTAGTGTCTGTCCCCCACTAAAGCGGATCGATCAATATGGAAATGCCCGCAGTACCAGCCTTTGAACTTCAACCCGTTCTTAACGTATTCACCTAAGAAGCGAACCGCTGTATCATTCTTCTTAAGCTCGTAGTACCTATCTTCCTCCGGATCGAGATGACCGAAAGGAAGGGTATGCTGAAATGTATTGATCGCTTCCTGAGGACAGGTATGGCTGATTACATAATCGACTTCATTGCCAATCCTTTGGAGGTTCTCAGTACCTCGCATAAAGTCGCCCTGGGTAGGATTCTCTTCTTCCCACCAGCTGATGCGATTCTGCCGACGAGCCTTATCAATAGATACCGCTCCCCCGAAATTGAAGAATGTTTTACCCTCGATAGTGAAAATATGTCCATGTTGGAGAATATAGATCTTATCGGATACCTTGTAAGCTTTTCCTCCATAGAGGTCAACTAAAGGTAGCTGATAGATACGTTCGTAGTTTTCATGGTTACCAAGTACGGCGAGAGTGATCCATGGCTTATCGTTGAACCACTTCGTCCAGTACATTTCTTCCTCATTCGTTGGATTCAGGCTCCATATGAGTCCGAAATCGCCGAGAATGATAACGTGCGAAGGGTACTCTCCGTCGCAGACGGACTTGACATTGTGATTATTTAGTTTACGCACATCAATCGGACAGTGCGTATCGCCTGAGAGAACGATCATATAGTAGTCCTTATTCTATTGTTTGCCTAGTCAGAGGAAAGCCTGGTGTTCCAAATTCTTGTAGGTTCATCCATGCCGTCCATATCAAGCAGGCTTCGTTATCACAAAAGGCTGCCTGTTTCACTTGCATTGATACCGCGACGCGGTCCAGTGCTTCAAGTATTTCACCATCTGAAAGAAGTAGGCCGACGTACTCATATCCAATCGGTCCTTCGTGCTTCTTCGTCCACGTCATCATCGCTTGTTCGAGTGATTCACGTGTGAGGGTGAGAGTGTCTGGAGAGATATTCTTAGGTGCAGTCAAGACTCCGCCCTCCTTGTCTCTAATATACTTAGTATACTTGAGGATGGGAGAGCGGGTATAATAGGAGAGGGGCGGATCGCCCCTCTACCTACGTAGTTCGTTTTGTTATCAGCCCCTGCGAGCGTGTAGTCTGAGGTACGCTTCCTGAAGCGTGATGCCAGTCTCCTGGTGGAGCTTGGCAGCGATCGTGGAGCGTGCCACAGTCGGACGATCGGCCTTGACGTTCCAGGTCTTGCGACCGGCATCGAAGGCCATCGGAGCGTTCTCTCCGGCGAGCGGGTTGGAGAGGGTTACGAGATACTTCTTCATTCGGACTCCTTGTCTTCATCATGGAACTGTTCGAAGAAGGCCTTGATCTTCTCGTTGTCTTCTGCCGATGCACGGCTCTGGAAGAGGGGACGGAAGTCCTTCATTGAACGTTTTTCGATCTCGGGATCGGTGATCAGGACGTCACCCTTGATGACCATCTCGACCTTGAATCCGGTCTGAGTATCGATGTTGACGAGTCGAATGAACTTGTCGATCGCCTCGTCGGTCCAGCTCTTGGGAGCCTCGACCAGGAACTTCTTCACCGTCACGTACGTCCAGATCGGGTAGTACGTAGTGGCGGTTGAGCCCCAGGAGTTGTAGCCGTAGCTGGCGGTACTCTGACCAGTGCTAGTGCCGTTCCAGCCATCCCAGTATGTGCTGGACATACTAGATCCCCAGCGGGTTGTCGGACGTGTTGTACTTCATCCGGAAGGTGCGGTAGTCGAGACCGACCTCTTCCAGGGTTTCGCGGCCGAGCTTGCCGTTGACGACGACGGTGCCGTCATCGCGGATCGAGTGGTCCTTCGCGTTGTACGCGCCGTACTTCTTCGAGTACGTCTTGTTGTACTCGTCGATCATGTACTGGGTCCAGACCTTGCGAATGAGCTTGTGGGTTACCTTAGCATTGTACGCCATGTAACTCTCCTATTGAGAAAATCACCCCTCGTACGAGGAAGTGTTAGATGACTGCGAGGCCCTCGCGCTTGAGGGTGCCGTTGTAGATGAAGTATTGGATGTTGGAGGGGGTGGAGGTGCGCTTCTTTTCCGCGGTGAGAATGCTCTTCTCATCGCCCTGGCTCTTGAGAGCGGCGATGTAGTCGTCGAGCGCCTTCTGAGCGGTGTCTTTGTCCCAGTTCTGATTGCCGTACTTCTGGATGACATCCAGGGCGATGTTGGACTGAGCTTTCGGCATGTGAGCCTCCTAGCAGAGGAAAATAGCCGCCCCATGCGGGGCGGCTTTAGTTCTGTTACTTACGCCTTGCGGATCCTGACGTCGGTGAAGTCGACATCGAACTCCTTGGCGAACTGGTACTTGGCCTTGCCGGCGGTCATGTTCGAGTAGTACTCGACGCAGTCCGGATCGTAGGCGGAGCGGCACTCCCAGTTCCCGGTAGCCGGAGCCTTCTTCTCGGCCGAGGCAGCCTTGGGCTCGTCCTTGGCGTAGCTGTAGTCGTCGGTGCTGTACTTGTCCTTGATCTCCTCACCGTTCGGGATCTCAGAGACGACCTCGTACTCGCACACGCGCATCTTCTGGTTGTTGTAGTCGACGGGGACCGCGACCACGTTCTTGGGGTTGACCTTGCAGACCACGGTGCGGGCACCGCCGAAGGAGGCGAGGTAGCCGTAGGAGCAGACGTGAAGGCCGTTGGAGCAGGTCTGCTCGGGGTTCTCGTCGACCATGTTGCGCGGCATCTTGACGACCTTGCCGATGGAGTTGTCGAGGTGCGAGCCATCGGGGTTGGCGTGGATGGAGGTGTAGTCGTTGTTGACCCTCTTGTAGGTGAGGAAGCAGCCGTCGGCGGTGATGGGGAGCGTGCAGGCCTCCAGGAAGCCGTAGAGCTCGTTCACGGCGCGGTACGACGGGTTCTCCATCAGGTTCTCCATGAACCTGATGAGGTTCTCGACCGGCTTCTGCTTCTTGAGCAGATCGAGGATCCTGGTCGTGAGGGCGTTGTGCATCGGCATGCCATCGTACTTGAACTCGTCGTTGTCGATGGTGATGCGACCGTTCGAGAACTTGGCAACCGCCTTGGGGATGTTGACCAGGGACTCGATCTCAGTCTCGGTAGCGCTGCCGGAGAGAAGGGTGTCGACGATGGCCTGGTAGTTGGGGTGATCGTTCGCGACCGACTCCATCTTACCATCGAGGTAGAGATTGATACCGCTCTTGGTCATCACGAACGGGACGGACATGTTCATAAGTGCCTCCGAATCTTCCTATTTGACGTTGTATAGACTGTTACGTCTATAATATCGAATTGCCTCTCTAAAAATCAACCAATTCCATTCGACTTATCAACCATCTTGACGTAGTCGATAGCGTCGTTGATCGCCTTTACGTGATCCTTGTCTACCGTGCTGAAGTTCTGAGTGCCGACATCGACGCGGAGCGTGTTGCCATTGAGGCTGAAGTTGTTGTAGCGCTGGTTGCAGCTCGCCAGCATGTACGAGAGCATCGGGTAGTTGTGGTACACCTTAACCGTATCGATCTTCTTTTCGCTATTGCGAGTCTCGATGATCTTCTGAGACCCAAGTCCGAGTCCGAGATACTGATCGATGCGTACCACGGTGTCGAGCACAGCCTTGGACCTATCGTACGCCTTCGTATTCGACTTGCAAGTCGTCCTCAGTTCCTTGAGAAGCTCAATACTAGCCTTCATCGGGCTTCCAGCCGCGAAGTCAGCCCTCTCGAACTCGGCCTGGTACTGCATCAGGCCATTGTAGAAGGAAAGCGTCTCTTCATCCTTACCCGACGCCACGAAAACGTCCGAGTGCCTCTTCAGGTACATTTTGCAAACGTTCTTCACGAACATCTCGAAGGACATCCATTCCTTGTTCTTGGCAAGATTGAGCTCGTCGAAGAGCTTCCAGGGCACCACGTAGATCTTGAACTTGGCAGCCCTCGGAACGAAACCGTCACGGAACAGGTACGACATCGCCCTGCTAATTTCGTCATTCTTCTTACCGAAGAGCTTAGCGTTGCTACCGCGATAGTTCTCATTGATCGCGAACTGCTTGCGATAGTCGACGAGGTAGATCTTGACCTTGTCCGTAATCAAAGCGATATCCATCTCGTTACCGGCGACGTAGCTGCGAACCCTCCCCTTAAGAGCTTGGGTCCGCTGAACATATTCGGTCTTCGGAAGATTTTCGTACTTGACGACCGGCGGATTGCCGAGCTCGGCCAGAGCCTTGTCGCTGATCGAGGTCACGATACGGATAACCGTTTCGGACAGCTTCTGCTGCTTGCAGTAGAGCTTGATCCTCGTGCGCAGGTACTGGCTGTTGACGTCCTTGGCGCCGGCGATGACGACCAGGTAGTTGTGACCGAGCTGAGCCTCCAGCTTGCCTATCGGGTTCGAAGCGTTACTGACCCTGACGGTCTTGTCGCCACCACGACGCCCGGACTCGTAGTTGCACATGAACGCGTACGCATCGGTCGTCATCGGCTGGCCGTACGTGTACGTCGTGCCCTTGTAGGTGAACTGGATCTTCGCGTTACGATCGCGGAGGATGGTGCTGAAGTATTCCTTAGCGGTCTTCGCAGCCTCCCAAACCGTCGACGACCCGTTGATCTTCTCGGACGCCTGCTTTTCCAACTCCCTGTGGATGTTCACGAGAGCCTCGTGGATGTTGTCCTTGGTGAGCTGGTCGTACGAAAGCTCCTCGCGAGAGGGATTGATGTCGCACGAACCAAGCGGCATGTCGATGATGAGCGGGTTATTGAGGTACGCGATCACGTCCTGGAACTGCTGATCCTGAGCGAGGCTATTGATCGGATAGACGATGTTACCCATCTTCACCAGCGCGCCAGCATCGAAGCGATACTTGCGGTCGACCACGTTGGGGTACTTCTTATAAATCTTCCAGCCCTGACCTTCGAAGGTCGAAATCGCCGAACTGTAATCCTCCGTGTATTCCGCGAAAGACTTTACAGCGCCGGTAATCTTGGGGCGGCTAGCATCGAAGGGCCACAATACCGTAGCAGCCTCGATCACGAACTCCCTGAAGTCCTTCTCAGGAACGGGGAAGGTGATCCGGACACCGGAGTGCTGAGTAGATGCCTCGGATTTGATGAGCATGTAGGTCGGCATGCCAGCCTGATCGAGGAAGGCGCTGTAGGTCGACTTGATGCCGTCCTTCACGCTGTCGATGGTGAACATGTCAGTGTAAGCGAAGGGGCTCTTGGAGCCGAGACCCAGAGCGCCGATCTGGTCGTTGCGCTCGGTCTTGGAGGACGCGAAGTAGCCGGTGTAGAGCTCCCCGATCTGCTCAGGGGTCATTCCGGTGCCGAAGTCCTCGACCGCGAAGTACGGCTCGATCTGCGTGGGAAGGTGAACGACGAAAGGATCGCTGTTGCCAGCGTCGACGTGGCTGTCCAGCGCGTTGCAGGAGAGCTCACGGATGATAGCCGCGATCTTGTACTTGTACATGTTGCTGGAGAGAACCTTGAAAGCCTTAGCCGAAGCATGGATCGTGAAGGTCCTAGCCTGGGTCTGAAGGTTAGTAGTTAGCTGATTATTTTCGCTGTGGAGCTGCATTTGACTCTCCTTCCTAATGTCCTGCTATCGTTACGTATATCATATCTAGCGAACAAGGGAAGAGTCAAATAAGAAGGAAGAAATTGTTTTGAGCTAATTCCTTATAGAGCGTAGAATTAGAATTTCCTTGCTCTACAAGAAATTATAAGGTCATGTATTGCTTGGAGGCTTCCGTGATCCTCTTTAGAGCGTCCAGGAAGTCCCGCACGTACGCGAGGTTCTGAAGGTCGAGGTAGTTGTTATCGAGGGAGTTGCAGTGGAAGAGGCTGAGACCCTTCTTGATGTAGAAGTGATCGCGAAGCAGAAGGTCAAGCTTCTTCCTCTCACCGAATAGAGATGTTTCCTTGACCTGCCGGTATAGTGAGAATTCGAATACTTTGACCTTGGACTTCTCGGTGTCGTAGTACAGACCATCGTCGCTCAAGGAAGGCTTGCAGCGACGGATTCGGACGGTATATCCACCGACAGAGAAGTCATCGACATCTCCGACGGAAACTCGACCGTGAAGAGCTGAGGAATATAGAGAGGATGCGGTAATAACATATTCGATGAACTTCTGGGTCTCGTCGTAGAAGTCACTTATAGCTTTAGCGGTCTTGTGAGCGTTGTCGACGAGAGGAGTATCGGTGTCAGACATATATCGGTGCTCCTTTGTACCGATATTATCGAAACGCCTCTCAGGAAGTCACAACTCCGGAATAGTTTCAAGAACGAGATGCACATGTATATCGGGGAAGCTAATATAAGAGATTCAGAGTAATGATCCATATAGTAGTTACAAGCGTACTCAAAATCACGTGAAACACAGCGGATCTCTCGGGATGGTGGGATGTTATATCGAAGGTGTAGTGCTGCCTTGTAGGTCTCGGTTAAGTGCTCTCCGTAAGAGTCATCGTATAACACTCCGGTTTTCCACAAGTTGTCACTAGCAAATGCATTTAGTAGATAGTACGGAGTTCCAAATGGATAGTCTGTTTCAAGTTCAGCAGAGAGATTCAAATTAGCTAGATCCGATAGTAGACGTGGTCGATTTTCGAAACAGGCAATCTGCAATCACCTCTAGGATTGCAGTTTCAAGATCCTTTTGATCATCTGGAGTTATTTGATAGGTTTCATATAGTCTATAACATGAAACCCAACATAAATCATTTTACTGTCTTTATGTTGGGTTTGGTAGATGAGGTAGTACATACTAATATTAGTATACTTTTGGTTTTTGAAAATATTCCAACATGGTAGATACCAGATAGGTATTCAGGTATTCTCTATCTGGTTCTTCAGGAAGAGTTGTAGCTGCATACGCAGTATCTACTCGTACCCGAAGAGACTCAACCAACTTCATAAGCTCATCAAGCTTCATTCCTCCGAGCTTGACTTTCATGATTGTATCTCGAGTCTTTCCCATAAAAGGAAAAGAAATACGACCAGTTTCGAGAAGTTCCTCTGCTTCAAAATACAGCCGCACTAAGTGACTAGCAAACTTAGTATCGTATCCGAGAGACTCAAACGTGTCGGTCTTTACTCTCCATCCGTACGTGTCTCGCTCTTCCTTCATCTTCTCGTAGATAACCTTCATCGGAAGACCTACATGGAAGGACTCATCGTGCTGCTTTGCACCGCGGTAGTGGCGAAGAGACCTGTTGAGAAGATCAGCAAGATCAGCGCTCATCGCTGCCTTCGGATCTGCGATCTCTTTAGCAAACGACTTCTCAAGGAAGTTAGTAGTGTTGACGAGCTCCGTAAATCGAGCCCTCTTCTCAGTGAGCTTATGCTCCTGGCTCTTTGCATAGCCTCCGAACGACTTATACGAACGCTTGCAAACGACACGCTCAGGGTGCTCAAGAAGCGGCATCATGACCGGGTCGCAAACAACCATCACGTCGGTAGGCGTGAAGAGCGTCTCAAGGATATTCGGGTTGTTAGCAAGCAAGAGCTGGAGATATGACTGAAGCGTGTAGCGAGCATCGTCAACGTCATCAGCCGTGTTCCGGCGACCAGCCCCAGACGATTTGGTCGAAGCGTCTACGATATCTACGGCTTTGAGACCGAGAACGTCCTCGGGGGTTGGAAGAAAGACCTCCATGTAGTCTACATCCGATTTCGGCGTAGCAAGTCCATACATGTGAGATCCGTTGCGAAAGCGGTAGACTGTTTTGCGGTCCATAAGGACCTCCTTATTTAAGTGCATCCCACGGAGGCGGGAGGTATGGTGGAGTAAGTACTTTCTCTCCCTTTGCGTATGGCTTTGACAGTTCTTCAAGCCAGGCACAGTAGGCAAAATAATCCTTTTTGGGAAGAAGCATATAGCAATAGTCGGTAGAGACTAGTTTCACTTCTGCAAATAGTATCTGATTGCCTCTTACATTGTAGAAGGAAAAGCTTGGTTGTTGTTGAGCTCTACTCGTTTGAGGCAGCTTGCCGGATTGCCAGAGAGACCGAGTTCTTTGAATGTGGCGGTGTAGGCATGAGCGAGGTGATTTAGCTCTTGCCAGTTTCGAAGGAAGACCTTATCAAGGTACCCACGGGGATATGCTTTGAACCATGCTTGATGAGCATTCTGGGTACAATGCAGCGCCCCGAGGGCCTTATTGATTACAGTCCTCTGCGACATCAGAGCAGATCCTCGTACGAGATGTCCTTGATCAAAGCCTCCACGTTCTTGCCATCCCACGCGGCAAACATATACTTGCGAAGCTTTACATCCTCTGCGAGAACCTTCATAGCGAAGTCCTTCTTCGTGGGAAGGATCTTCTTCCACTCATCGGTAGCTGCCATCGCCGCAGCGATTGTAGCCAGCGTGTGGTTGTACTTATCTCGGACACGGTCGAAATACTCCTTGTACTCCGGGAAGTACGAGATGAACTCGTCTTGCTCGTTCGTCTTGATCAGCTCAAGCACACGCTTAGGGTTGACGTTACCGTTATCCTTCAGGTGGTGAGCCTGCAGGTACGCCTTCGACTTGACCTTAACACGGTGCCAGTCCTTATCGACTACAACGTAGCCCTCCTGCGAGAACGGCAGGGCAGCAGCGTTAGCAACCGCCTCGTCGAACGTTCCGAACGAGTACTCTTTCGGCTTCTTGATACCGAGATCGATAGTCTCCTCCAACCCGGTGATCAGGTTACGAGAACCGAGATGCGTGATGGTAGTATCACTGTACGGAACGACGATACGGTTCCAAGGAGAGGTGAGCTCGAAAATGTACGTGTAGTCCTGATCAAGCTTATCGAGAAGATTACTGTAGCTGCCGCAGGTATTTGCCGCGGCTACTTTGAACAGCTCACCAAACGATTTGAACTCCTCGGTAGGAAGCTGGAGGTCGGTCTCAAAAGCATCTATCATACCATTGGTAGATACGTGCCAGAGATCGTCATCATGCCATAGCTTGATGATTGAACCATCAACCTTCTCCTGCACTTTTGCAGAAGCCCAGTCGATCTTATCTGCGTATCCCTCGCCATAGTTACCGAATTTGTTAAAAGGCCAGCAGACAATCTCGACCTCGGTAGCTATCCCTCCGTTGACAAGAACACGCTCGCTCTCTATTTCGGTGATCTTGAGAATGATGCCGCGGGATACGCGAACAACCTCATTGTAGAAGTCAGAGTCGATCTGTGAATAAGAGAAGATGGTATAGGGACCTTTCTCCTTAATTGTTAAGCAGAAGGGCTTCTCGGTAAGCTCAGTACGCCACGCTGGGTGAGCTTTAATATAGTTAACTAGTGCGTTCATATTACTCCTCGATTTCGTTCACGAATTCTTTCTTGAGAGCTTCGACAATAGCTTCGCGCTCGGCGCGGGCGGTGCCATCGCAGACAGAGCACGATATTGCCGGTGAACATCAGGCTGTTGCAGCCGTTGTCACGAGCGAAGGCGAGTCTGTCGTGGTAGTCGCGCTTGTAGAGGTCGCGGAAGCGAAGGTTCTTCTCTATCTGATTGCTGTACGTCTCTTCGTGCATCTGCGCAACGCAGAACTTGCACTTGTTGGGGCATCCAGCGGGAACGGCTATCGAAAGGGACTGTATGACCATTTATGGTCTCCTCTTCTATGTGTCTTTCTTGCATAGATTATATCAAGCTAACACTGAAAAAGTCAAAAAAAGAAGGCCCTAATTAGGGCCTTCTCTAGTAAGGAATTAAAGAGTTACTGAGGAGTAAGAACGATAATTCCTTCTGGAACAACGATTTGTAACTGATTTGAACCATCTACGGCGAACTGCATTCCAACCGTCTGCACGCCGCCATGGGCAATTGCATAGTCTAGAGCAGTCTGGTCATACGCCCCTGTAGTGTCGGCACCGTCAGCCGGAATAGAGTAGAGATATAGCTGACCATCGATTGCGATCCAAGAGAACTTAAGACCACTCGTCGGCCCCTGAGCAGCTACGTAGTAACCAGCGTTAAGCTGTCCGTTAAACTTCTCGGGGTGGAGAGCTGACTCTGCAGCTTTGGCAACGAAGGTAAATACGTTACCAAGGAAACTAGAATACTTCGCATCTGGAATCGAGGAAACAATCCAGTTCGTAGAGTTAGAACCATTAAGTCCTGCAAGGTTAATAGTATCCGTTGTTACTGTTGCGGTAGCGGTGCTGACACCGTCGTTAGCTATAACAACAAACGTAGCAGGAGCCGATCCAACAGGAGTGACGATTCCGGAATGGGTATTAAGAGTAGCGACAGTACCTTCAGAAACATCGTCGATTGTAGGTGCTGGAAGGTCTACTACACGTTCGTCATCTGAGCTGAATTGAGCTCCAGCATCGGCTGTAAATGCACGAGCAACAGAGAAGCGAGCTGCCTTCGCTGAAGCATTCCCGCCACTAGTTTCTAGCTGAATTCCGTATGGAGTCTTTTTAACCTGGATAGAGAAGGCTCCGGGAGTAACTGGATCCACGGGCTTCTTTTTCTTAAAAAGAACCAATGCTAGAACACCTAGCACGATGACCCCTAGAATAATCAAAAACACTAGCATTAGATATACCTCCTAAGCTTATCTTAGTTAGTATACAATGCTAGTGTTCTTAGTTGAACTTATCCGATTAAGACTTCGCCGAGAGGGGTCAAGCGAATGATCGATCGGCAGCTACTACAGCGGTATCGCCCTTCTTTAGCTGCTTTAAGTGTCCTTCGACAGAAGGGGCAGGAGAATACCTTTGGAAAAATCGGGGTTTCATCGACAAATTCCGCCTCCTCTTTAGGTAAGAAGTGGCTGATAGCTTCGTCCATATTTGCAGGGATTGTAAAGAACTGGTTAAACCCGAGGAGCTGAAAAACCTCGAATACCTTCTGTTGGATATGAAGAAGAACGAGGTCTCCTTTCTTATCCTTCGCGGACTTTAGCAAGAAGGTAAATGCACCGATACCGGTCGAGGATACGTAATTCAATCCTCCAAGATCGAAGATGATATTGGGGAAGCCGAAACTTATGCATAGCTCGCATTGTCGTTGAAAATACGTAGAATTCGATGTATCGATCTGCCCGACAGCTCTAATAAGGCAGCAGTTTGGGACTGCATCCACCTTAGAAAGAACGAGACGTACATGCTCATTTCTCTCTTCACCAAATCCAGGAACTATCATAGAACCTCCTATATTTTTAACTTTATGTTATTATCAGTTAGTCTCCGCCGTGGCTATAAACCGGAACGATTTCTTCTTCCTCCCACCAACGTTTTACGAAAGGGCTATCGAAGTACACTAACGGGCCGCCCCCCGAGTCAACTACGTAAGCTGGCTTAGTAACGACTTCTCCGTTTATGTGCTCGTACTTATAGACTTTTTGTTTCTCTTTACCCATCGACTACCGCATCCTCTTCTGCAGGGAAGAAGTCGTATACGCCTTGTACTTGTCATCTACCATTGGGATACTCCTTTACCTTAGCTTTGTTTTACTTATTGCCACGATGTGCAGCAATAAGAGAGCACATTTCAATAAACTTTTCTTCGGAGTAGACATTTTTCATTATGTTCACCATTTGATGTACGATACGAATGTTTTCCTTGGTGTAATCCTTAGAACTATCTATTCTATCAATAGAGGCTGTTCGAGTGCTATTATCAGATACTCTATTGCAGTCTCCATCTTTTTCAAAGGAAATTGGTAAGCCTGTATACCAACACTTCTTATCTTGTGAAATGTAAACATCCCATACATCCTTTAGAGTGATGCTTACCTTTATTACTCTTTTTTGCGAGAAAACCTCGAAATCTTCAGTTTCGAGGATGAATCGCAATCAACCCTGAGATTCAATATATCGTCTAATCGTTTCATCCGAAGCTTCTCCTATTGAACAAGCAAAGAATCCATCTGACCAAAAAGTTCTTTCATTCCAGAACTGCTTCTTTAGGAAACCTTCGTGATCTTCCCAAAGTTGATGTGTTGTTTCCCTTTTCAGACATTTCACAATCTGAGTCACAGATACCTTAGGTTCGTATTCAATCAGAAAATGAATATGATCAGTATCAACTTCCATTGTGAGTATCTCAAAGTCTCTTGGCTGAGAAATCCTGTGACAGAGAATCTTAACTTCTTCTCCAAGACTTTTAAGTAGAGGTTTTCGATACTTACAACAGAAGATGAGGTGAACTTTTAGTGAAGTCTTATGCATAAACAACCTCTCTAAATTAGTACCACTAATTAAATATGAGCGGAACGATACATAGAGCGTTAAAAATCAGGCTCTATCCAAACAAAGAACAAGAGACTCAAATACTGAAGACGCTTGGTTCTTGTCGTTTCCTCTATAACCAGATGCTCGCCGAGAGAATCAAAACCTACGATGAATGGAAAGCCTCTGGTGAAGATGTGCGAAAACTCTATGAACATCAATATAAGACTGAAAAACAATACAAACAAGAGTTTGAATGGCTCTCTGAGGTCGATTCAATCAGTCTCCAGCAGTCTCGAATTGACCTTTCTATGGCTTACCAAAACTTTTTCAGGTCCCTCAAAGGAAAAAGAAAAGGTAAATCAGGATTTCCTAAGTTCCATAAAAAAGGTCAGAAAGACTCTTATCGAACATTGAATCTTGGAACTACTATAGCAATCAATTACGAAACTCGAAAAGTTAAACTACCTAAACTTGGTTGGATTAACTACAGAGATTTAAGGAAAAATATAAAAGGAGCAATCAAGCAAGCTACAGTAAGTCGCACTAAAACAGGAAAATACTTTGTATCGATTCTATTCGAGCAAGAGCTCGAATTAGAGGGAGTTGAAATCAATCAGGATCTGAAAACCAAGGGTCTTGATATGAATCTCTCCTCCTTCTATGTAGACGATCAAGGTAATTCTCCTGCATATGAACATATCTATCGCAAGAATGAACCACGATTGAAACGGCTTCAAAGGAAGGTTTCTAAGAAACAGAAGGGCTCTAAAAATAGGGAAAAAGCTCAACTGAGAGTGAATAGAGTGTTTGAGAAAATTACAAACTCCAGAAAAGATTTCTCTCAAAAACTTTCTACAAAACTCATACGAGAGAATGATGTCATCGTAGTAGAGTCTCTTAATCTTAGAGCAATGGCTCAATGTCTGAATCTTGGAAAATCTGTCAATGATCTTGGTTATGGAGAGTTTTTAAGACAGCTTCAATACAAAGCATTATGGAATAATAAAATACTAATTGAAGCTGACAAATGGTTCGCTTCTTCAAAGACTTGTTCAAAATGCGGATACGTTCACAAAAATCTGCAACTTCAAGACAGAGTTTTCAATTGTCCAAGTTGTGGATTCGAGATTGATCGAGATCAGAATGCAGGAATCAATCTCAAAAATTACGGATTAAGAGAATTAGGGCTGGGACAGCCCGAATCTAAGCCTGTGGAGAACGAGTTGCACGAGGGCTCTTCGATGAAGCAGGAAGCCGTGAAATCTTTAGTTTCACGGTAGTTCACTACAACAGTCATTGCCGCTGTTGTTAAGTTTGCGCTTGGATTGTAGTCGGGGTAGAGGGAGTCGAACCCTCACGAATTAACGTCTGATCTTAAGTCAGATGCGGCTACCAGTTACGCCAT